CTCCTAGGGTTTTCATTGAAAAACGTGATACTTGGATCGCTGGATTCCGCAAATCCCGCCTTGACTATAAGAATAAGTACAACATATAAATAGTACAATAGATATTTTAGGGGTCAAAAATGACAACACCTGCATTCGGGCAGCCAATTTCAATCAATAATATTAATGCTGAAATTGGAAATGGTACAAACCAACTTGGTTTAAATTGGGTAAAAGCTAACACAAGAACAACTCGCGGTGGAGCTGTTAATGTTATTTCTGATATGGATAACACCCACGCGAAGGGGTATGAAGCATCAACAACTGAAGGTAACTGTAATAATGGTAATTGTACAGAATCCAATTGTAATTGTGGTAACGTTAATTGCCCGAACTGTTTAAATTGCAACGCTATCAATTGTGTGAATTGTGATGGTACTACTAAGTATCTACAACCAAACTGTAACTGTAACTGCACATACAACTGTACTCAAAACACTCACTCTATTAACTGTAACTGCGATTGCTTCGTTTGTAACTGCTGGTAATTATATAAGGCTAAATTATGATTTTTGAAATTCTTGCTGGTACAACAACTGGTGAAACTAAAACATTCTACTATGATAATACATTGAACGTTTTGAAAGAAACTGACGATAAGGTATTTGAGTATCCTACAATCCAGCAACCGTGTCGTCATGAAACACGTGCGTTCTCTAAAGATGATCCCCTAAAGAAATCTAAAGATATCGCTGTTATTAAAATCCAGTTGGGTTTGTCATGTAACTACACATGTGACTATTGTTCTCAGCGTTTTGTTGAGCGTCCACCAGAAACATCGAAGAAAGATATCGAAGCGTTCTTGGCTAAGTTGGATGTATTAAACCTAACTGAAGAACGTGGTTTGAAAATCGAATTCTGGGGTGGTGAGCCTTTGGTTTATTGGAAAACATTAAAACCACTCACTGAAGCTATTGTGGAAAAGTATAGCCACTGGGAAAAGAACCGTCCTTTGTTCAGTATGGTTACTAACGGCTCATTGTTGACTCGTGAGATTTGTTCTTGGTTGTACTATATGAACTTCAACATTGGTATTAGCCATGATGGTCCTGGTCAACACGCTCGTGGTCCAGATCCATTCGATGACGCCGAACAAAAGAAAATTATTCTAGAGTTCTATAACATTATGCACGAACAAAACCGTATTAGTTTCAATACGATGATGCATAGAGAGAACACTAGCCGTGAAGCTGTGTATAAGTGGTTCGTTGAAGCTACAGGTCGCGAAGATGTGCGCATCGGCGAAGGTAGTTTCATTGACGCTTACGACGAAGCTGCCATTGGTAGTTCTCTTCAAACTTATGCTGAGCATTTTGAATATCGTAGAACAGCGTTCAATGACTTATACAGTACCGATGGTCAAATTGGCTTCGGTAACACTCTACAGAAGATTGATAACTTTATCAAAGACGTATTAGCTCACACTGAATCAAAATATGTTGGTCAAAAGTGTGGTATGGATGATGAGCATGTAATCGCCCTTGACCTCAAAGGTAATATCGTAACTTGCCAGAACGTTTCTATCGTTGAAACAAGTAAGAATGGTGAGAGTCACTCGGGTGGTAACTTAGACGACTATGATAACGTTGCTTTGAAGTCAGTTACACATTGGAAGAACCGCGATCACTGCTCTGAGTGTCCAGTGCTACACTTGTGTAAAGGTTCTTGTATGTACTTGGATGGTAAGTATTGGGACGCTACATGCGCCAGCGCTTATTCTGATAACGTTGCTCTATTTGCAGTTGCTTTCGCTAGAATCACTGGTGGGTATATTCCAATGTCTATTAAAGCTGACGGTCTTCCACTAGATCGCCAAGACATCTGGGGTACATTATATACACATGAAGAAAAACCTAAACAAAAGGTGATACCAATTAAGGTAGTCGCTGAAAAAATCGGAAAGATTAACGACGTAGAAATCTACGGACAATCTAGACTGGAGAACTAATGGAATACTCTTTACACGATCATATTGAATTACTTAAAAGCATAGAAGGTGTTAAACTTGTTTATGCTACTGAACCTGATTATAGCGTGTATCAACAAATCGGTGATATCCCCTCAATCGCATTCAACGTGGTCGATGAAAGAGAATTGACCTTTGTGTTGGTCGTACCTAACGACTTCTTATTGAAGAACTCGATCGAACCTGCTAAGGATTTTATTCCAAAGTGGTTTGATTTTCTGGAGAACGACCCTCAAGGTCGTACCTCTACAACGTTCAATTTTAGACCACATGAAGGTAAAGTTGTTCAGTTGAAGGGGTCTTTGAAGCTAGAGGAAGTTCCAGAGAATGCTCAGAAATTAGCTGACTTGTTGATGACTGTTGATCACGTTATTCAAGTTAAGATTAGAAAATTGATTGATCCGTTCCAACTCGAACGTGCCAATTGCCAAAACGCATTCCAATACTTCTGCGCGATTGATTTGAGAACTGCTCAGTCCGTTCCAGCTATCAACTTATATGTACCTGAACATATGTGGAATAATCCAGAAAAGCACAGCTTCTATGTTGATCAATTAGTCGAGCAAGTTAAGATTAGAGAAGAGAACGGTAAGATTTTATTTAAGGATTGATCATGTATCAATATGTCGTTGTAGGTGGTGGTACAGCTGGTTGGCTTACTGCTTTGAGTTTGAAGAAGTTTATGCCTTACTCTGATGTTACTGTAATTGCCAGTAGCGAGTTAGGTATCCTTGGCGCTGGTGAAGGAACAACTCCACACTTTATGGATTTGTTGAAAGACTTAGACATTCCAGAAAGTGATTTGTATGAGCATGCAAAGGCTACAGTTAAGAATGGTATTAACTTCACTAACTGGAACGGAGATGATAAAGATTATTTCCACCCGTTCTGGGAAGGTCAATATGCGTTACACTTCGACGCTAATCTTCTAGCCAAATACTTACAAGGTGTTGGTCGATCACGTGGCGTTAAATTGATCGATGATATTGTATCAGATATCAATGAAGATTCTAGAGGTTGTATCAAATCTCTAACGTTACGTTCTGGTAACGTTGTTGACACTGACTTCGTTATGGATTGCTCTGGTCTCCGCCGTTTAATTATCGGTAACCACTACAAATCCCCGTGGAACTCTTACACTAAACACTTACCTGCTAAAAGAGCCATGCCGTTCTTTATAGATCACGATGGTAACATTCCAGATTATACTGGCGCTGTCGCTATGAAGTATGGGTGGATGTGGAGAATCCCAGTTCAAGGTCGTTATGGCTGTGGATATGTGTTCGATAGTAATTTCATAACTGATGAACAAGCCAAAGAAGAAGTTGAACAATTACTCGGTCACGAAATTACAGTTCCTAGGTTCTTTGACTTTGAAGCTGGGTCTTATGACAAGACTTGGATTAAGAATTGCATCGCCATCGGTCTAGCTTCTGGTTTCACTGAACCAATGGAAGCAACTTCTATCTGGATTCAGGTAAAATCTCTTCAACTCTTAAAAGAATACATCCCCATGTACATTAGGGATGGCGAACGAGCTGTCGAAAAGTATAACAATGTCGTTCGAAACTTTAATAGCGACTTGATGATTTTTATTCACTTACATTACCTAACCAAACGAACTGATAGTGAGTTCTGGACAACGTTTAAAGAACGTAACCAAACCCCTGAGTTTATTTTGAGGTTGCGAGATATGAATAAGGATAATGTAACCAATCAAGACTTAGATAAACTACACTTGGCTAACCCAGAGAAGAGTGAAGATTATATGAAGTCATATTATATCAACAGTTGGTTGACTGTCGCTGAAGGGGTTGGTTTCTTTGGCTAATTGTATCATTCTAGCAGGGCAGAATGAGATTGATAATGGTTGGGCTCAGTTAAGAAGAAATTTGGGGGCATATCGTTTAGCGACTGCCCTCAAAGACTCTAATTACTCCACAGTTGTTGTTGATTTCATTCAACACCTTTCACCTGAAGAGATAATAAAAGCTATCAAACCTCATTTGAGCGATGATACTCTTTGGGTTGGTTTTTCATCAACCTTTTTCTGGAACAAACAATCTGAGATCAGCCAAACATCGTCGGTTGATACTATGTACTATACAAAGTATGACGATGTGATTAAAGTGTTACAGTATGTCAAAGAACATAGTAACGCCAAGTTGATTTACGGTGGCGCTAAGTCTCCATATTTCCTAGAAATTGATTCTCTAGTTGATCATTATGTTTTAGGTAATGCCGATAATTCCATTCTTGATATTACAGGGGCTATCAAAACAAACCGTCATCTCGAGTCGGTGATTGATTCGTTAAACTACCCTGAGCCTGACGTTAAAAATATCCCAACTCGATGGACAGACTTTAAAGTCTTCACAGGCGAAGCGTTACCTATTGAATTGGCTAGAGGTTGTATATTCAAGTGTAAGTTTTGTAGCTATCCATTACTCGGTAAGAAGAAAGGCACGTACCTTCGTGACTTTGATCAAGTAAAAGATGAAATGGTTCAAGCTTGGGAAACTCATGGAACGGATACATACTATTTCACTGATGATACGTTCAATGATGATAACGATAAGATAGAAACGTTACATAAACTATTTACAAGCCTTCCATTTAAGTTAAAGTTCGCATCATATCTTAGAATAGACTTGATTAACCGTTATCCACATCAAGCGCAACTATTACAAGAAATGGGTTTGATTGGTACGTTCTTTGGACTTGAAACTCTTCAACCAGATTCAGCTAAAGCAATTGGTAAAGGGTTACACCCGAACAAAGTAATTGATAGGTTGTATTGGTTAAACGAAACTTGGAATAACAGAGTGAATATCGAAAGCGGTTTCATTCTAGGATTACCTCATGACAGTATGAGTTACTTCAATGAGTTGATTACTTGGTCAATGAAGGAAGATAATCCAATCCACGCGATTAGGTTTTATCCATTGAGTTTGGTTAAGGGTGTTCCAGAACGATATAGTTCAGAGTTCAGTTTAAACCACGAAGCCTATGGATATAAGTTCACTACAGATAACTCATCATGGAAACTAAGAGAAAAACTATCATTTAATTTGTGTCTAGATATATCTAAGAGGTTTAATATGATGCGAGCGCCGATGAATAAGTACGCTGGCTTCAATATGATAACTGCTTTGAGTGATGGTTTTAAATTAGATGACTTATATAACTACACTCAACGGGAGCTTCTAGATAAGTACGACACGTATGAACTGGAGCAATTCAGAGTTAATGAATATAAGAGGATGATAGGGATATGAAAGTAGAAAAGATTTATGGTCATGAAGTTGTTCAAATTCAATGTGACGATGAGCAAATCTACAAGAATAAGTTATTGACCAATAGTGTTGATATGGTATTCAAATCTCCAGTTGTTATAAACCGTGTTAGAGAAACAATCGGAGACTCGCATAAGGGTGGTGGTATGACTAGCGTTGGTCAACCATACCCACTAATCGACCTTCCTGGCGCAGATAATCTAAAAGAGTGGTTGACAGAGCAATTCCTATCAGTCAAAGATACTTTGGGTTATTCACATAAAGGGAATGGCGTTTATTTTAAACGTAGTTGGGCTAATCGTATGTTGAAAGATTCGTTTGGTAACGTTCATCAGCATATTAAGATTGACAATTATCTAGCCACTATGACTGGTTATAGACACGAGAACTTTTGTCCAGACGCCGTTGGTATTCTATACGTTAATGTACCGCCAGATAGTTCTAACTTGGTATTTGTTAAAGATGGAAAAGCAGATACCCCAGTAGAATTCTTTAAACAAGAAGATACTACATGGCTTGAACCAAAACAAGGTTTATTAGTTATCCACTCACCTTACGTCTGGCACGGAGTTAGCACTCACGGTAATGAATTACCACGAGACGTCTTTGTATTTGATATTGATTACGTATGACATTTCAAGTAACTGGTAAAAACACAGTAACGTTCATACATGTACCTAAAACAGCTGGTACAAGTATCACTGAATGGTTCAGGCTCATGTGTGTATATCCACCAAATGGTTATACTATGCGTAGATTCTGTGACACTAAAGAACATTGGGGTGTAAATGAAGTAAGGCGAGAAGTTTCTGATTTGGGTTACACATTCGCCGTTGTTAGAAACCCATGGGATTACGCAGTCAGCTTATACTCTCACTTGACACAAAAGATGCCAGTCGTGTATAAAGAATTTGAATGGCTGAAAGATGTTTCATTCAATGACTGGATTTTAAATATTGACATATACCCAAATACCTTTATCAGTCCATACACTTTAAGCAGTAATCAATGCTCGTGGATAGATAATACTGTTGATGTATTAAAATATGAATCTTTAGAAGAAGATTTTAAAAGAGTTCAAAAGGTTGTTGGTAATACTTTACCGTTACCTATTAAAAATATAAGCCAACGAACTCATTATGTAGATTATTACACTGAAGAAAGTAAGAAACGAGTTTCTGAAATATTCGCTGAAGATATTGATCGGTTTAAGTATAGGTTTTGATATGAGAATTTTAATTATGGGTCTCCCAGGAGCAGGTAAGTCTACTTTGGCTGCGGCTCTAACTTGGCAATTATTTCCTAACTGTCTATGGCTCAATGCTGATGCTGTTAGAGAGAAATATAATGACTGGGATTTTAGTCACGAGGGTAGAATTAGACAAAGTCTAAGAATGCGTCAACTCGCTGATGAAAGCGATAAAGAATACGTCATTGCTGACTTTGTGGCACCTCTACCTGAGATGCGTACAAACTTTGAACCTGATTTTATTGTATGGGTTGATACGATCCAAGAGAGTGAATACTCTGACACAAATAAAATGTTTGTAAAACCCGAAACAGTTGATATTCGAGTTACAACTCAGGATGCTGATTATTGGTCTGAGCTCATTGGAAAGAAAGTCCTTGACTTTTAATCAGAAATCATATATAATATAGGTTATTGCTGTATGAAGCGGATAGAAAAGTGTTCTGGACGGGGGTTCGACTCCCCCCATCTCCACCAAAAGTAATCACCGAAGTGACTAGGAATAAAAGCGGTCATCGAGTTAGGGCATCAGGTCAAGACTGTGTTAGTAGTGTGGACAGCCTCCCTAACCGACCACTAAGGCGAGTGGTTGAGAATGCAACGATTACTTTTGATGGGGATGCCATGGTTTCGACAGGGCAACAAGTAAACAAGTGGACAGCACGGGAATGTGAAACCCGTAGGATTGGGGTAACTCGGTCGAAGAAGCAAAAGAAGTAAATGCAAACGACAACGTTTTCGCATTGGCAGCCTAATCGCTGACTAGGGTTTCGGGTGGTTTCCTCGTAACAGAATAACCACCCACTAATTCGGAGATATTATGATAGGCGTTGTATTGGGAAATGGTCCAAGTAAGGTTGCTTATGATAGGACTGGTGATTTTGTTATAGGGTGTAATATCCCAACTGATGAGTATAGTGTTGATGCTACAGTTATCTGTGACGTGGAGATTGTTTGGATTCTAAAGAACAGCCCTCATCTAATCGGAGACACACCGCTCATCATTAGTACAAACGTCTTTGAGAAAATGAAAGAGCTTCGTATTGTAAATGACTATTTGATTTTAGATGTTTTCAAACCCCGCGATTGGTATAACTCGGCTCACTATGCCGCTCAATACTTAATTGATAATGGAAGTGACGAAGTTCATATTTGGGGCTGCGATTCCATCTTTGAGGATGATATCTCTTCAGCAACTGATGAGATTGTGAAAAAGGATATGGACCAAGATCGGTTCATACGTCATTGGCGTAAAGTTTGGCTTGAAATGCATCAACGCCATGCCAATGTACATTTTGTAGCTGTTCGTTATAAGAAAGACTAGCAAGAAGTCCACCTGATAGTGATCAGGGTGCCGTAACAACGCACCCATAACATACAAGGAGATAACTATGCAACGTGCAATTATAATTGCTGTTATATTGTTGATAATCGCCACGACCGCAGGTCTGGCTTCCATCCAAAGACGAGATGGTAATTTTAAACTACATTACAACGACCTGACGGTTGACGCTAAACAGCAAGTCGACTGTCTCGCCGAAAACATTTATCGTGAAGCAGGTCATGAACCCGCTCAAGGTAAACAAGCCGTGGCGTTCGTCACGTTAAACCGAACACAAGACGATCGTTATCCTAGTGATATATGTTCAGTGGTAAAACAAAAGACAAAACGAACTTGTCAATTCTCTTGGTTTTGTTTACCCGTGAAGGCTATTGATAAAACGAGTGACGCTTATAAAGAGTCATTATCAGCTGCCCTACATATTTACGCGAACTATGAAAAGTTACAAGACTTTACAGAGGGAGCTTTATTCTATCACGCTGATTATGTAAATCCTCGATGGAGAGGGTTGACTAAAACAGTTACTATCGGTCGACATATTTTTTATAAAGAGGTGACAACGTATGATGCAAAAACTAAACCTACAATTATCTGACGATTCCTCAAAGCATTCGTTTTATCTATTGATGGAAGAAATTACACTGACTTCGGTAAAGTCAGTTGTTGAGTGGATTTTTGAAGCGAACTTTGCTGAAGAAAAACCAGAGATGCTTAACCTTATTATCACTTCCCCAGGAGGTGATTTGAACGCTGGTTTTGCTTTGATTGATGTTATGCGCGGATCTTCGATTCCAGTTCGTACTGTCGGTCTAGGTCAAATCGCTTCAGCTGGTTTAATGATTTTTATCGCTGGTGAAAAAGGTCAACGTATCTTAACTCCAAATACTTCTATTCTGTCCCATCAATATTCATGGGGTGCCTTTGGTAAGGAACACGAGTTGTTCGCCACTGTTAAAGAGTTTGACTTGACTACTAAGAAAATGATCTCTCACTATAAAAAGTGTACTGGTCTGAATGAAAAACAAATTCGAGAGATTCTATTGCCGCCACAAGATATTTGGTTGAGCCCTCAAGAATCCAAGAAGCATGGTTTGTGTGATGAAATTAAGGAATTGACGTGAAAGATATTACAGTATTGATTATTGGAGGCTTTGTTGCCTTGTGCTTGCTTATCGGTGGTGTTACATATTACCGAACTCAAGAACTTGAAGCGATGAAATCCAATATTGAAACGGCTATTTCCAAAGGTATTGATCCAATCGCTGTACGCTGCGCATACACTGAGTATCGCTCAGATACAACTTGCGTGGCGTATGCTATCACCCGAGGCAAATAGTCCTTGACTTTTATTCACCTTTCAGGTATAATTGACTTATACTGAATAGGAATTTATTATGTTATTTTTGAAATCAAAAAGTGAAATGGAAACCGAGCTTAATAAACTTACAATGGATAAGATGCGACTTGATAAGTTCTTCTCATTGTATTTGGATAAGTTCGGTTCCAAAATGAATCATGAAAAGCCCGATACTAAAATTTGGGCTCTATATAAACAGAAGATGACGGAATACAGTAATATGAATGTTCAGATCAAAACACTTCAATATCGTATTTCAAAGGCGAAATAATGTTCAAATCAACTAACGAGTTTTCTCTTCATATCGAAAAGACAGCGAAAGAATTACGCATGTCCCACATGGACGCTGTTCTACATTACTGTAAAGAGAACTACCTCGAACCCGAAGACGTTGCCAAATTGATTAACAAGTCACTCAAAGATAAAATTGAGGTCGACTTCCGCGACGCAAACTACCTACCAAAACAAGCTACACTAGACGTTTAATATGGATGGCTTCAAAGCATACAAGTATTACATGGCTATCAAGTTACATTTTACCTCTCCGAAATACGATGTGTTTCAAACAAGAGGTCATGTAAAAGGTACACGTGATACTTTCACTTCAAGAAACGATAGATACATTTTCGAGAAGCTGGCTGCAAAACATCCAGCTGATAAGGATATGATTCAGTTCTTTGTTTCAAACTTCGCATACGGTCACGAAACAGCGATCTATGCAAACAGCGAAGCCGAAGAACTATTCAGCGAATGGACTCGACGTAAACAAAGTTTGACTAAGGTTTTTGTCGATGACCTAGCTTCCGTGATTAACTTTTGCGAGATGAATAAGTTTGATTCAAAGAACGTATTCAATAACGTAGATGGCGACTTACCAGTTGTACTTAATTTATATCTGTCTGGTAAGATTACAATTGAGACATTGAGTATTATCAATGACTTATTTCCATTCGTTGATATGTGGGCTAATGATGCCACTATCCGAATTGTTCTCGGCGATGGCTTACTTCGTATTAAGAAACTGAAAGGTTTTGTAAAATACGACAGCGAGAAAGTTACTAAAATCTTCAATCATTTCAAAGAAGAACTATCTTTTTAATATCATGGGCAAGACATATCACCAATCTCGTAAATATGACGACGAAGGTTCCTCTCAGCGTTCGGGGAATAATACTAAACATGCAAACAATCGAAAGAGTGGTGGCATGAGAACGCTAAATAGCTATGTTGAAGATGATTATGAGTTTAACGACAATCTTGAGTTAGATGATGAGATTTTTATACAACATAATACTAATACAAAGTAAATACTAAGGAAAATAAAATGGATATTCAAACACTCCGTAAAATGCGCAACTCTGACTTCGGTGCTATTTCTAGCGCCTTTGAAAAGGTAGCCAACCCATCCACCGAAACCAAATCTTATGGCGACGACCGCTTCTGGCGTCTCGAAGCTGACAAGGCTGGTAACGGTACTGCCACTATCCGCTTCTTGCCACGTGTCGAAGGCGATGAACTCCCATGGGTTCGTATCTTCTCTCACGGCTTCCAAGGACCAACTGGTAAGTGGTACATCGAAAACTCCCTTACGACTCTCGGCGAAAACGACCCTGTTGGTGAGATGAACACTCAACTTTGGAACTCTGGTTCTGAAGCCAACAAGGAAATTGCTCGCAAGCAAAAGCGTAAGCTATCCTTCATCTGTAACGTTTTGATCGTTTCTGATCCAAAGCATCCAGAGAATGAAGGTAAGGTAATGTTGTTCAAGTTCGGTAAGAAGATCTTTGACAAGATTATGGATAAGGCTCGTCCTACTTTCGAGGATGAAAAGCCAGTCAACGTGTTTGACTTCTGGGAAGGTGCGAACTTCAAGCTGCGTATGCGCAAGAAGGACGGCTTCTCTAACTACGACGAATCAGTATTCAGCGATCCAGTGGCTTTGTCTGCTGACGATGAAGAAATCGTTCGCGTGGCTAAAGCTCAACATAAGTTGTCTGAGTTCACTGACCGTAAGAACTTCAAGTCTTATGACGAATTGAAGAAGAAGTTGTCTGAGGTTTTGTCTGGTGATGCGTTTGCAGGTAAGTCTGCCGCTGAGCTGGCAGCTGATGCTCCAGCTTCTATCGCTGCTCCAGAACCATCTCGTTCTGCTCCAGCGTTCGTACCAAAGACTTCGGTCGCTCCAGCGATGGATGACGATGAAGACGTTATGTCTTACTTCGAGAAAATCGCCAAGGAAGACTAATCAGTCCGTGAAATAAAAAGCCCGCTTTCGCGGGCTTTTTTTACATCTATACATTTTAGTATCTTGACGCTAGATATCTAGATTGACTAGATTCTTGATTACGCACGTTAGGTTTAACAGTGGTATTAGTTGTGTTGTTATTCTGAACAGCCATACTTGTATTAGCCGCCACTGGTTGGTTCTTTTGACCATCTACAACTGCTTTTTCATCTTCAACAGTTTTAGATTGGCTATAAACTTTGGCTCCTTGTACAGACATAGCACCACCCGCTGCAACGAACGCTGTAGCTCTAACCCAAGGAAAGTCATTAACCGCTTTCATTGTATCGGGGCTAATATCAGCAAACTTTTTCATAGCATCACCGATACCAGAAATACCAGCAGCGGTGTCGTTCATACCTTGGCTCTTATCAGCCAACATCATTAGTTGCTCAACTGGAGTTGCTTGTCCAGATACAGCCGATAGGAAACCAGTTACTAGGTTACCCACGCCAGCTAGAACGTTAGCTGCACCGAACGCAGCCAAACCGCCAGCAACTGCTAACAGACCAGCGCCAACGCTCATCAGGTTACCACCGTCAATATTCGCTAGGCGATCAATTGAATCAGTTACTGTGTTTACAACGTTAATGATAGCACCGCTGACCGCACTGACAACTCCCATAACTACATCACCAACTGCTCTGATAACATCTGGAAGCATTTGAAGAGCTTTCATAAAGATGTTACCGAATACGTCAGCTAATTTAATAACAACTGGAGCCAAAGCATTAAATGCAGGGGCTGCTAAGTTTAAAGCTGCACCTAGAGCCAACATTGCTGGAATTAACAATGTAGCTGGAACAACTAATGCAGCCAAACCTTGAGCCAAACCAGTTAGGGCTGATTGTAACCCCTTACCCAAACCCTTACCTAAACCAGCGAAACCTGATCCTAGAACCTTCATACCAACGGCAACACCTGCCATTAAACCACCGCCGCCACTAGACGAATCGCCGCCGCCTGCAGCTGAAGGTTTATTACCCGCCATCAAAGCTGTGTTCTGAGCGATTTGTTGTAATAGGTTAGTTTGACTTCCTAGAACACGCAGAGACTCCATCTGATTCTCTTTAGCTGATTGCTGTTCAGCTAAAACGTCAGTTGTTGATTGTGCAACTTGCCCTTTGTCTGACGGGGTTTTGGCTAAAGCGTCAGATTTGTACGCTACATTACCGCCCATCTTATTACCAGCATCTAAAGACTTAACATTAGTTGCTGCAGCGTCACGTTGTTGATATAGAGCTTTACCTACTGGTGAACGTTTAATATCGTCGTCTGAAGAACCTCTGGCTTTTAGACGATCAATCTTTTGTTGAGCCAACATTGCTTGACGTTGCTGTTTAGCGTAGTCAGCCGCATCGGCTTTTAGTTCTTTCGGGGATCTACCTTTGTCTAGACCCAGATCCTTTTGTCTTTTGATATAGTCATTGGCTTGAATCTTTTGATTCATCATACCGCCGACGTTCAATGCTTTTAGCAATGAATCTTTTAACTTGGCTGGGCTGAATGTGTCTGATACACCTTGCTTTAGATCGCGAGCTTTATCACCCCAAGTTTTCCACTTCTTCATTTTGTCATTCATATTCGCCATCTGATTTGTCATATCAGCTGACGATTTCTTGGCTAACTTAAAGTGATCTTGTTGAGTGTCAAGAATCTTCTTTAGTTGTTCAAGCGATTGACGTTGAGTATCAGCAGTTTGCTGCTCAGCAGATAATGTAACGCTGTCCTTAATCTTATTAAGTGCGTCCAAAGACTGCTGTTGCAGGTCAACTAGCTGTAGGAAGGGTTTTGATTGGGTGGTGACTAATGCCATATATTACATTCTCTTTTTAGATTCTACTCGTTGTTTTTCTTCTTCCAAATACTGAATCAACATATGTACATAAATCTCACGTTCAAAGGGTAACATATTTTCCAGTTCCGTCAGGGAATATTTATGGTATTGCATCAAAGCAAAGTTCATTTTATAGTAATTCCCCAACGATTCATGACAAAGGTTAATTAGAAAAAACTTTGGAGACCCTCCAAGGTCTTCTTGTGGTGTTTGTTACAGATTGGACAAGTATACTCGACTGTAGTTGAAAGCTTCGGCATAGTTTCAAAGAACTTCTGAACTTTCAAGAACTGTTCTGTGGTTAGGTTATTCAAGAACTGTAATAGTTCTTCCTTCTTCTGCTCTTTAGCATAGAAGATTTCTTCACCTTGGTAAATGTATTCGATTGAGTCGGCGACAATACCAAATACAACGTCAAGGTTTTCTGAGCCTTCGCCCATCATTTTTGTCAGGTTAATTCCTGGGTATTTCATAACGATACCAACATCACCGAATAGTTCGATCCTGTTAGTATGCTCTGGGTTCTTTTGAACTTCAAGAGCTGACAAGTCAAGAGAGATTTTAGTCTTGGCTTTTTCGTTTTGTTCGCCGTGATCAGTATCGCACGAGAACAACAGTTCGATTGTTTCACCTACGGATTTCGCGCGAATTTGAGTAAACATATACTCAATATCAAAAGTCGCCAGAAGGTCAACTTCAATCTTATCCATAACGCATGACGAGATAACTACTTTCAAAGTTTCGATCATGACGTTTAAGTCTTCGGATTGCTGAGCAATCATTAAAGCCTTTTCATCCTTAACTAGGAATGGGCGGTATCTAACGTTCTTTCCAGTTGACGGGATTGTCAACGTAAACGTAGGCATATTCATCATTGGTAAAGCCATATTATGCTCCTTGCATTTTCTTAATCATCTTGTTCAATTCAGCGGTACTACCAACAAAGATGGAGTTGTTAGTAACGTTCTTCTGGGCAGCCTTGCCAGGCTCTTCCAGTTTTCTCTTTTGGTTATGAATATCCATTAGCTGTTGGTTGACGTCGGCTAACTGTTTGATCAGGTTACCAACGACTTCAAAAGCACGGGGATGTTCAGATTGTTTTGCCACAGATAGAGCGTGCTCCAATGCAGCTTGACCGCTTAACAATAAAGCGTGTAGGTTAGCTCGACTCTTATCATAGTCGTCTTCTATTTTATCAGAAGTCGGTGAAGTTATGGTAGCTGGTAAAACAGTTACTGGCGCTTCAACAACTTCTTGAAAGTCTATATCAAAAACTTTTGACAAAGATTCATCAGTGTTCATAGTTATCTCAGGTTAATTAAAATCTAATAGCAGGAATTCGAGAAGTTACTTGAGAGAACGAGCGAGTCGCCAATTGACCCACTGCGCCAGTAACAATACCAGCACCACGTTCACCCAAACCTTTACGGAGCATTTCTTGGAATCCGCTAAAGTCGCCAATATACTTATTAAAGCCTTCTTTGGTAATTTTCTGACCGTTAGCGTTTTCAGCGATAAGGTTAGATGACCAATATTTGTATTGGAACGTTACGCTCACACGCATAGTGTCTTTAGCTTCAGCGTTCAACGCGATGGCGCTGATTGCCTTCGGGTAACATTCAAACATTTGAATCTGGTATGTAGTTTTGTCTTCAAGGTCTTGAAGTTCAATAACCATATCAGTTGTGTAGTTTCTGTAGTATTGAAACGAGCGTGTAATTGGGTCTTGGATAAATTGCATCCAATCATCGAACATCTTTTTAACTAACATATCACGGTCAACGTGGAAAGTTAGAGTGATGTTATCGTACAGCTTATCATACGGCATCTCTCTTAGTTCACCGTATGTTCTGTTTTGAGTTGTGGCGTAGTTAATACCAGGAAGCGAAGCTTGCTCGCAGAACAATAATACCTTACGAGTGACCGCTGGCGCTGAGCCAGGAGGTGTAAGTTGAACCGTAAAACGGTTTGTTCTAGCTAAACCCTGCGTCTTAATTTCCGCGATAAAGTCTTTTTGTCTATTACTCATTTAGTAATCCTGTTAACCATCTGACGAGATTTGTCCCAAATTCTATCATCGGCTTTCTTAACGAACTGTTCAACTGGCAATAATACAGCCGTTGTCCAGTCATATGATCTTATTTCTCTAAATGAAGAACGAAGACCAGCGAAGTTATAATTATGAAACGCTGGCACAGCCGCAGCGAACTTTGATACACCTTTAATAGCTTCCCATGTAAAACGAATACGGGTGTTTTCGTCCATCTTGGCGTTTGTCTTATACTGCATCAAACGATAAAGTAATTGAACACGCATTTGATATGGGAGGTAGTGGAAGTTCAATCCACTAAAACCCGTCATGGAACGCTTGTATAATAGAACACAGGGAAATCGATCAAAGTATGGAAGCTCATGTTTGTACAAAGGGTCATATGCGAACATATACATTTTGCCAGGCATCAACTTTGTCGTCAACTGCGCTGGGTTACCCTTCATGACGTTCCACGGCATAATACCCTGTTTCATCAATAAAACCATCTGCTGTTCGTACCACGCCTTGGACTTACGGAACGAAGTATTCAAGTCGTACTTGTTCTTCTCAAATACGTCCATCATGGCGATTTGAGCTGCAGTCTTATTTTGGCGTAGCATTAATGGCATAATACTATTTAGGTGTTACAGCCCAAGTTCTTTCTCAGTGATGATTTTAAAGATGTATCCGCGATCCTTGGCGTACTGGTCAGCCGCATGCCATTTAGCCTGATTTTTCATGAAAGCGTAGGATTCCATGAGAAACTTCTTAGTTCGTTTCCCAGGAAATACTGGAGGGATCGTTTGTTTGGCTGGCTTGACCTCGATGAGATAGGTTTTCAGTAGCCCGTCTTTTTGCTGGACTTGGATCTTAAAATCAATGAAATAACGGTGGTACTTGTTATCGGTCGGGCATATATAGGGCACGACTGTTTCTTCTGAACTCCACTTTATGATGGATGGGTTTTTATCGCACCAGTTAGCGAATCTGGTCTCCCAACTCGATCGCATGATGATATTACTTGCATCACCAGCGTACTTTTCTGGGTTAGTTGGAATAAACTTTCTTTTATGGAACATAAATAGTATGAGGTACAATAACATTCTATTTAGGGTAATCGACAAATGATTGACTCACTATCATCTGGTTTAGGCAGCGTTAAGGATTGGGCTAATAGCGCATACGATAAAGGCGTGAAGGCTTTGGATAAAGCCACAACTCCCCCACGAGAAGCCAGCCTAATTAAAGGCGCATCTCGATTCAATGCCAACAAATACAAAGTTGAACAACACTCATATCCATCGGATGTTTTGAGTGAAGTTTATGGTGGAAACTATGCAGTTTTCTACATCAACGTTTCCGTGGATTCTAGATTGAATGTTAAGAATAATACGGTTGAGTTGGATCCAAACATCGAGAAACGTTTCCGTGGTAGCTTGGTGGCTAAAAACATGGACGTTAAAACATTGGCGGTAGCTTCAGCTGGTGCACAAGTCCTAGGTGGCTTGGGTGGCGGTATTGCTAACTCTGCTAAGAGTGGTTTCAAAGAAGGTGCGAGTAAGGGTGAAAAGGCAGCTCAATTAGCTGGCGGTCGTGATACTGCTTCCGAGGCGGCAGGTGCCCTGTTGGGTGTAGCAGCTGCTGGTACTTTGGCGCCAGACGCTTCTCGTTCTCAACGTCGTTTAAAAACAGCGATCGCTCTACACATCCCAAACCAACTATCAGTTCGATACGGTATGCAATGGTCTGAAGAAGATACTGCCGCTGTTCAAGGTATGGCTGACGCACTTCAAGCTGGTTTAAGTAAGCAAGGTGCTATTAACCGTCTAGGTTCTATCGGTCGCGAAGGAGCTGCTGCGATCGCTCTTCAAAAGATGCCGAACGCTGGCGCAGCTTCAGCGGCTTTAGGTATTGCGTCAAACCCTAAGAAAGAACAAACTTTCCGTGGCGTTGACTTCCGTAAGTTTACGTTTGATTATCAGTTCTTCCCAAGAGACCACGTTGAAGCTCAAAACGTTTTAAACATTATTGAACAGTTTAAGCTACACATGCACCCTGAATTCAAGAGTGAGTTGAACTATGTTTACATCTACCCGTCTGAATTCGATATCATCTATTACAGTGGCGGACAAGAAAACACAAATCTACATAAACACACTTCATGCGTGCTTGAGGAAATGAACGTGAACTATACACCGAACGGTTCATATTCGACATTCCCCAACGGTATGCCGACACAAATTAACATCTCTCTAGGGTTTAAAGAACTTCAACTTCTATCCAAAGAAACTGTTGAAGGAGGTATGTAATGTTTTTCAAGAACTTCCCTTCATTCTTATACGACTTCAACTATGGCAACGGAGTAACAAAAACTGCCGTTGTTAAGGACATCACCCGAAACATTCGTTTCCGTAAAGATATTCTGCGCAACATTACTATGTTCGATGAATACGATATCGTTGACGGTGAAACACCTGAGATCATCGCTGAAAAGTTTTATGGTACTCCAGAATATCACTGGGTCATTATGTTAGCTAACGATAAGTATGATTATGTATCAGATTTTCCTATGCAGGAAACTTATCTACAAAAACATATCACGACTATGTACAACCCAAGATTATATTCTGATGATTGGTTCTGGGACACACACGTTGTTGACGGTGAGACTGTAACTTACATCCACATTAAAATCACAGGCGGGTCTTCTGGACCATTTGACGCTGCATATTTAACAGCCCCAGTTAAGATCACATTGTTTGATGCAACTCAGCAGTTTGTAAAAGTTATCAACTTCCCATACGATGAGATTGCCCTTGATTCTGGTACACAATACTTCTACTTCCCGTATAAAGAAGAAGAAGCAACGTTTGGACCAATCACACAATTCGGTAAGGGTGACTTGGCAAGTGGCGTCGGTCAAATGAGAATTTATGTAGACACTGAGGGTAGAGAAAATAACCCAGTTCGTTTCGTTAATACACAGGGTTTGGCTGTTAATGGATCAGCCGTTGGTGCTATCCCAATCACAGGCGCTGAACAAGAACGTATGGATAATGATGCTAAACGTCGCATCAGAATTATATCTCCAACGTTATTGGAAACCGTCATTAAGAATTATGAAGAGTTTATCAGATAATGCATAATCCCGCGAATATTTTACGTTTTGCTGGCGATGTCACTATTGACAAAGCCGTCATCACAACATCCAGAGGCGTCTTCCAAGACGTTACTGGTCAAATTGTACAAGTACAGGTATTTGAAGATCTATTCGCTCCATTCATTTCTGGATCACTGGTTCTTAAAGATACATTGGATTTGACTAACGTCTTCCCGTTGATCGGTGAAGAATATCTACAGTTACGAATTTCAACTCCCACTCTACCTCAAGGTCAAATCAGTGGTTTATTCCACGTGTATAAGATGAGCGATAAAACTCGTCTTGGTGACCGTTCCGTGGCTTATGAATTGAACTTTATTGCTATCGAAGCGTTAGTTGATAATAACAAGAAGATCAGTAAAGTTTTCTCTGGTAAGATTTCAGACATTGCTGGTGCGTTTGTTCTAGACAAGCAAGATGGTTTGGAAAGTCAAAACCAGTTCATCGTTGAAAATACACGTAACACGATTAAGTATATTTCAAACTTCTGGTCTCCAGTTAAGAACTTAACATATCTGGCTGATAACTCTATTTCAGAATCTCAGTCTCCATCGTTCTTGTTCTTCCAAAACAGAGACGGTTTTAACTTCCGTTCTTTGGAGAAACTATATCAAGGGCAAGTCGCTCAAGAATTTAAGTACGACCGATACACTCGTGACAACTTTCCACTGGGCGGCAACTCCCTGAACATTATGGAAGACTACAAGCGTATCGACTCATATGATATTAGTGAATCGTATGACTATATGGATCGACTTCGTTCTGGTATGTTGGCGTCTAGACTTATTTCTTATGACTCAACTAAGAAGACATACACTGCTAAAAACTACACAGCAGCTACTCGTTTTGATTCTCAAATCCACTTAAATAAATATCCATTATTCACTACAAAAGCTCCTATTCGTACGAGCGCTCGACTGATTAACTTCCCCAGAGCTTTTGAAACTTTCACTAGCTTCGGTGATACAACAAACGCTCGTATTATTCAAGAACGTACTTCATTCTTGAAAATGGCTGAAGCTCAGAAAGTTACAATACATGTTACTGGGCGATGCGACTATACAGTTGGTATGGTTGTCAGTTTGTATATTGTACAAAATAAACCAATTTATAAAACAGACACGGAAGACGATATGAAAGATAAAATCATATCTGGTAAGTACCTAGTGTCTGCTATTAACCATATTATTTCTCCAGAAGGTCACGAATGTGTCATGGAGATAATTAAAGATTCTACGATTAAGGATATTTGATAATGCAAATCTACTTTGGTATTGTTGAGAACCGAAGCGACCCGTTGGAGTTGGGTCGCTGTCAAGTTCGCGTTGTTGGTTTACATACTCACGATAAAAACTTATTACCCACATCAGACTTACCTTGGTGTGCAACTATGCAGCCAACTATTTCTGCTGCTATGAACGGTATTGGTCACACACCGATTGGACCAGTTGAAGGTACTTCAGTTGTAGTCACATATCTTGATGATTCAATGCAACAGGGTCTTGTCATGGGTGCCGTTGGTGGTATTGCCACTGAACCAGTACCTATCGACTATGATGACTCTGGTCCAATCTTAGAAAATAACACTGTAAAAGAAGTTTCATTGCGTAGTGTTAAAGGACCAATTAGTGGTAACAAACTAACGTTCCAAGATCCAAACTCGGGTCGTACCGATTTGACTTCAAAGCTAACTGCCAACATGCGTGTGTTTGGTTTCGGCATTGAAGACGGCACAACTATTGTTTCTATTGATAGTGGTACACAAATTACCATTTCAACAACGGTTAGAGACTTCGGCGAAAACATTGTAGAGTTTAAACCACCTGCGACCAACGCTGCGGCTATTATTGAGTCTAAGGCTGTTACATCAACCGCTGTTACTGTGACTGAAAAGGCAGATACAGTTAAGAACATCCCAGCGAATAATGCTATTCCAACTATTCCGCCTCCTGAATTTAAATCATCACAGACAAAGGTATCTGAAGGTATTAAAGCTCTTATTGCCGCATGTGATAAGGTTGGTTTGACAACTCGTGAACAGAAGTGCGCCTTGTTGGCAATTGCTGGTGGTGAATCAGGTTGGACGCCAATCGAAGAAAGCCATCAATATTCTAGCCCTGCCGCTTTGAAGCAACTATTCTCGTTCTTGACTGATGCTGAAGCTGACGCTTTATCCAACGCTAAGAAGAAGGGTCTTTCTAAGGCTGAATTCTTCTCAGTGATTTATGGACCAACAAAACGTGGTAAGAACTTCTTGGGTCATAAAACTGATGCTGAAGGTGGTATTTATTTCGGTCGTGGATTCATCCAACTAACTGGTAAAGCTAACTATGAACGTTATTCTAAACTTGGAAAAACTGTTGGTTTAGACGTTGATATTGTAAAGAACCCAGAGTTGTTGATCGACGACATTAACGTGTCTGCTTTGATCTCAGCATTGTACCTAAAAGACCGTGTTGCTAAAGGTGTGAACCCTAACGCATCACCAGCTTATTTTATCGCCGCTAAAGATTCAGTGGGTGTGAACATCCCTCGAGTCGCTGCTGCTAAACAAAAATACTATGACTATTTTTATGGTGTTGAAGCGACTGGTTCATCTTCCAAAGATGCTGGAGCGACGCCTCCAATTGATACTGCAGTTGACGGTAGCGAGCATCCTGGTCCATCGGATAAGTCAATCACATCAGGTTCTTTCGGTATCGGTTTCCGTGACCCAAATAACAAATACCCGTTAAAAGACTATATCGGAGAATCAGACGTGAACCGTCTAGCTCGTGGTATTATTAACGGTACAGTTGTTACTGACAAAGACGCAAAGCGTAAACTGAACATTCCAAAAGCTGGTGGTAATGGAGAGTGGAGTCAACCAGAAGCCCCATTCGGCGCTAAGTATCCATTTAACAAAGTGTTTGAATCTGAAGGTGGTCACGTTCAAGAGTTCGATGATACTCCTGGTCAAGAACGTACTCACTTGTACCACCGTTCTGGTACATTCACTGAAGTTGACGCCAACGGCACACAGGTGAACTATATCGTCGGTGATAATTTTATTCTCATGGAACACAACGGTTGTATTCACGTTGCTGGTGAGTGTAATATCACAGTTGACGGTAACACTAACATCTTTGCCCGTTCTGACGCTAACATTGACGTTGCAGCTAACGCTACAGTTACAGTGGGTAATAACCTAGCCATCGGTTCAGCTAACGACACAACTCTAGCGGTCGGCGGAGACTTACAGATTAAAGCCCTCGGCGACATTAGCATGGAAGGTGCTAACATATACAACAAAACTGCTGGTACGCATAACGTTCAAGCAGATGGTTCTATCAACATTAAAGCTGCTACAGTTAATCAAGAAGCTTCTGGTGATATCAACATCAAGGGTGCTGGAGTTAAACAATCTTCATCTGGTACTATGGACATCAAAGCCGCTGGCGCTTTGAACGTTGATTATGCCACATATAATTTGGGTACTGGTGCTGCTGCTGAAGCAGGCGCTGCTGCTGATTCAATTCCAGTTGAACTAACTCCACCTCCTGCGGGCGACCCATTGTATAGTAACCTACCATACTTTATTCCACCAGAGCGTCAGTTTGAATCAAACTCTCCAATTGAAACTCCAGAAGATTGGGATACACCAGAAGGTCGCGCAGTTGCCGCTAATGATATCCGTACAGGTGGTATCGCTGGAGCCGCTGTTGCAGTTGCCGATGAAGGTTCAGAAGTTATGTCTGGCGGCGGTAATTCTAAGTCCGTTGATACTGCTTTGATTTTAACCACAAAAGACTTCACGAACGATTATCGTATTTCGAAGAACTTTAGTTTGGGCATGTTGATCGATGGTGGCGTAAACGGTAAGCATAGACTTCAAGCTCAAATGCTTCGAGCCAACAAAGACTCCGCTGAACGTTTGTATACAGTTCAAGAAATTGTTTCTAATTTGGCGCACTCTGCGGCTAACATTCTAGAACCAGCCTTAGCTGTATTGCCAGGTGGTTTGAGTGGTTATAACCGTCTATGGAAAATCAACTCTGGTTATCGTTTGAAGGGTGTTGTTCCTCACGAATCACCGAACTCTGACCACTGTAAAGGTCACTGTTTTGATATCGGCTTAATTGACCCTGATAAATATAATAAGTCTTTCGAGATTATTAAAGCCATTGAAGCTGTTATTGTTTATGATCAACTAATTTTGGAATACTCTGCGCCGCAATCTGTTTGGATTCACGCTGGTTATCGACCAAATAACAACCGTAAGCAAGCGTTCACTATGGTAAACCACAGTACATATAAGCGCAACTCTAACGGTATTCCTGCAGGATTCTTCCTGTTAAATACAATTCCTCCTAACGGGAAATAATAAATACTAAAATGAGTCGCAATACAAGAAACTTCTCGGATCTAGATCTTAACTTCATTCCTCACCCTGTGACGAAGGATCTGACTCGCCGCACTGACGAGTCAGCAGTTAAGCATTCTATTAAGAATCTAATCTTAACTAAACACTATGAACGCCCGTTCCATAGTGAAATCGGTTCACCGATTAATGAGTTATTATTTGACTTACTAACGCCCATGACTGCTTTGATGATCAGACGTTCAGTCATTGATTTAATTTCAAACTTTGAGCCTAGAGTTAGGTTAATCGACGTTGAAGTTATTGCTTCCCCAGACAACAATTCAGTCTACCTTAACATCACATTTAAGATTGTTAACACTGAGAGACCGCTAACTCTAGACTTCGTACTTGAAAGAACACGATAATGGCTATTACAAAAAGAATTAAAGTAAACGACTTAGATTTCGATACGATCAAGGATAACCTTAAAGAGTTTCTACGTGGTCAGGATAAGTTCCAAGATTACGATTTTGACGGTTCTTCATTCTCTGTGTTGTTGGACGTCCTAGCTTATAACACACACTACAATTCGATTTACACATCTTTAGCTGTAAACGAAATGTTCTTGGACTCAGCGTCTAAGCGTGCATCTGTTGTATCGTTGGCTAAAATGTTGGGTTATACTCCTAACTCAGCCAAGTGTTCTTCCGCTTCGGTTAACTGTACAATTACGGCTCCAACATATAACCCAGACGTTGTTACATTACCTTCTGGTCAACCGTTCTTGACATCTATTGACGGTGTGTCATATACATTCTATAACACATCAGACGTTACAACTCGTGCGGCTGGCGGGTTCTACACTTTCAATAACGTTGAATTGATTGAAGGTATTCCTCTAACATACAGCTACTATATTCAGTCTGGTCAGAAATATATTATCCCCAACGCTAACGTTGACTTGGATACTTTGAAAGTTAAGATTCGCGAACACGCGACTGATGATGCGTTTACTGTATATTCAAAAGCTGAAACTATGACAGCTTTGAACTCGACAACAAAATCATACTTCGTAAAAGAACTCGACGATGGCATCTACGAAGTTTATTTCGGTGACGGTGTTGTTGGTTATAAACCAATTGACGGTAACTATCTAACATTCGAATATTACGTTTCAAGCTTGGCGGCACCGAACGGTTCTAACACGTTCTCATATGCAGGTTCTGCTATTTTGGGTTCTGGTTTAACTGTTGTTGCCCAATCAGCCGCTGCTGGTGGATCATCCCCAGAAGAAGTCGACTCTATCAAATATAACGCTCCACGTTTGTATGCTGCACAGAACCGTGCCGTGACTACTGAAGATTATAAAGCTCTAATTTACAAGAGCTTCCCTTCAGAATCTATCGTTGTTTGGGGTGGTGAAGATAACGATCCTCCAATTTACGGTAAAACTTTTATCTGTGTAAAACCTAAAAACAGTAGCAAGTTGACTATTGCTCAAAAGGATTACATCAGAAACAACATTATCGCTCCGAAGTCAATCGTTTCTATTACTCCAGAGTTCGTAGACCCTGAATACTTTAACGTGCAGATTTCTGTAACTGCTAACTATAACGCTAAGATCTCCGACAAGACTCCAGCTCAGTTAGAAACTATTATTCGTCAAGCGATCTATGACTATGACGACGCAAACCTTAAGAAGTTTGACGGCGTGTTCCGTTACTCTCAATTGGTTCGTTTGATCGACGAGGCTGACCAAGCTATCGTTAACAACACAACTAAGATTCTAGTTCGTCGTGAATTTACTCCACGTTATAACTTGAGCTCTCGTTATAAGTTGAATATGATCAGCCCGATCTATCGCTCATCTGTTCCTGATGAAGCTGTGTTGTCTACTGGTTTTTATGTACCAGCTTCAGCTAACGTTCACTATATCGACGATGACGGTCAAGGTAACTTGCGTCTATTCTACTTCGACGCCAACCAGAATAAGACAATTGTTAATCCAACTATCGGCGATGTACAGTACGATAAAGGTACATTGGAAGTTCGCGATTTGACAATCACTTCTATGGCTGATGCGACTTTTGAATTCATTCTGACTCCAGAATCGTATGACGTTGTTACAGCGTATAACCAAATCGTACAAGTTGCTCGCGATTCTCTAACAGTGAACGTAATCAACGATATGACTGCTGCTGGTTCGAACCAAGCTGGTAAGAACTATATCTTTACTTCAATTAGAACAGTATAATGAGAACTAATCTAAAAGACGTAGTCGCCTCACAACTCCCAGAGTTTGTGAGGTCAGAGTACCCTACGTTTGTCGCATTCGTTGAAGCGTACTATGAATACCTAGAGCAGAATAGTGTTGATATTTCAAAGGTAAGAGATATCGACGAAACTCTTGATGAGTTTATTCAATACTTTAAGGGTGAGTTAGCTCACAACTATCCAATCAGTTCAAATATTGATACTGAGCGTTACCTTCTGAAACACATCAAAGAACAGTACCTAGCCAAAGGTTCTGAAGCTTCATACAAGCTGCTGTTCCGCTTGTTGTACGGTAAAGACGTTTACATGGAATACCCAGGCAAGTCCATGCTTCGTGTTTCCGATGGACGTTGGCAACAAGACGTTTCTATCTTCGTTAGAGTTGACGTCGGTGATCCTATGACTTTGGTCGGTAAAACGATCGACGTTCAAACATCTAAGAAAATTTACAGAACTTCTGTTGTACAAGGTACTCAGAAAGTTTCCAAAGTTACTGCTAACATTGAAAGCGTTTTACAGTTTAGCGAGAACGTCTATGAGTTGTTTCTCGATAGAAACTTCTACGGTGATATTTCTCCAGGAGACGTTGTAAAATTTGAATCTAGTTTTCAAGGTCAGATTCTACCAACTACAGCTAAACTGAAGATTCAAAACCGTGGTTATAATTTTAAACCAGGTCAAGTGTTTCAGGTTGCTTCAGGTGACGGCACTCCTATTTGGTTTAAAGTTCTAAGAACAGACACTGATGGTGGTTTGCTAAACATTGACCTGATTAAGTTCGCTTTAGGTTATAGCACAGACTTTTCTATCACTGTTCTTCCAACTTCGGCTGTTAGTACAAAGAAGAAAATCTCGAAGCCTGACGTTTCAGTTTCTTATTCTCTAACACCAGACGTTATTGGCTCAGTTACTGTATTGAGCGGTGGTACTGGTTATCAACAAGTACCTGACGTTGTTGTCGGCGGTAATGGTACTGGAGCTACAGCTCATGCCGTGGTTGTTGATGGTGTTGTTACTGAAGTTATTGTTGATAATCCAGGAACTGGTTATACAACTGGTTTCGTAAACATTAATGCTCAGCCAGGAGATACTGGTATCGGAGCTGAGGGCGAAGTTACCCTTGGTATCATTTACGATTACAACTACCTTGATAAGACTAGCGGTTTCACTGAAACTGGTTACATCAACATGGGTGATTACTGGGCGTCAGAATACTCAGACGGTGCTTATGTAGGTACGATTGCTCGTCAGTTCTTCGTTGACGCTAAAGACACGCTTACAGATAACCCAGCGTTGTTAAACGTTTCCCTCGGCGCTTTTGCTAAATATCCAGGATACTATAAAACGAATGACGGCTTCTTGTCGGATTCGATGTTTATCCAAGACTCGTATTACTATCAAGCGTTCTCATACGTTATTCGTATCGACGAACAATTACAATCATACGCTTCAGTTGTCCGTTCTATGCTACACCCTTCTGGTATGGCTATGTTCGGTGAATACAGTATCAACAACAATATTGAACTTAATGTTGCTCTTACAGCTATCGTTAAATCTCTTGGTGTTACGTTGTATGACACAGTATCTGTTAATGACAACTATGAAGTGGACGAAAACGGTGTTATCAAAGTCGGTACAGCGTTTTCAGCTATCAAAGCGCTCGACGATACGTTATCAACACCATTTGATATTATTCAAAAGTTTGTTATCGGTAAACGTGTAGCGGATGAGTCAGTTGTTCTAGCTGAAAACTACTTAAACAAACTATTCGGTAAGAGAATTGGTTTCACAGGTCAGGCAGAAACAACATTCGTTATTGATGATGGTTCTACCAAATCATTGTCTAAATCTGTGTCCCAAGACTTCCAACCAGTTACAGATTTACCCGCAGGTAAACTAACATCAAAACAAACTACTGATTTCCAACCAGTTGGCGATTCAGCTGCTTGGCATCTTGACCTAAATAAGATAACAGAGCCAGTAAATGAAACTGGTACATATGCCGAAGATGGTTATGTCACACTTGAACCCTATGACCAAGGTGGCTACTTCGCAGATCATTATGCAAACGAACGACCTTCATCTTGGTCAATTTAAAGGAGATAAAATGAAAGAACAATTTCAAGAAAGCACTATTACCCCAAAGGGTATGGTAAAAATTACTAAGACTAACGCTCTAGGCGAAGTGACTCAAGAATTTGAAGTTCCTAACCTAGTTGTTACTTCTGGTAAGATCTACATCGCTGGTAAAATGATTGCCACTGATTCTAACGTTCCAGTTGCTATGTCTCATATGGGTATTGGTACTGGCACTAGCGCACCAGCTGGTGATGACCAAGCTCTAGGTACACAAACTGGTCGTGTGTTGTTGTCAGGTTCTCTACAAGAACAAAACTCTATCACTTACACTGCTACTTTCGGTACAGGTATTGGTACTGGCGCTATTACTGAAGCTGGTATTTTCAACGCTTCTACTAACGGTACTATGCTTTGCCGTACTGTGTTCCCAGTTGTTAACAAACAAGCTGGTGATACTATTGCCGTGACTTGGAAAGTTACAGTAAGCTAATCAAAAGCAATTTCGTTATGAACATCGAGTAAATAAGCTGACGGACAAAGAGAGAATATGGCTAACACATCATTAGTTAAAACAATCATGTATAAATCCCTTTCAGAGGGAGTTTATAAAGACGTGGTGTCAAGAACATCATCGTTTTATTATTTCTTAGGTAAGACATTATCTTGGGATGATGAAAACAACCCACCTCTCCCTGTTGACAGTTTTGAATATGAACGCGATGTTCGTAACGAGATTATTACAGTTAAAGAGATCCGCCCATCTGACGTGGCGTTTGTTATCACACGCCGTGATTGGGTTTCGGACACAATCTATGATATGTACGATGACCAGTACACAGACCAGATCGTTGGTATCAACGTTATTTCTGGCGGTACTGGTTATATTGACTTGTATGATACTCAGATCACCATCACTGGTGGTGGCGGTACTGGCGCAGCTGCTGTTGTATCAGAAGTTGTGGCTGGCGCTATTGCTGGTATCGTTGTAACAAACCGTGGTACTGGTTATACTTCAGCCCCTGTTGTTACGATCACTTCACCTTCTGGTTCTGGATGCCAACTATCAGCTACAATGGGTATTGCTCCTTCTGGCGCTCAGAAATTAGAAGACGCTAACTTTTATGTTGTAACTGATGATTATAACGTATACAAGTGCCTTGATAACAATAACGGAGCTCGTTCTATTATCAAACCAACTGGTACTCAGTTGGATACAATTAGAACATCGGATGGTTATGTTTGGAAGTTTATGTATAACATTCCAATTAACCTTCGTAACAAATTCTATACTGACACACATATCCCAGTTGTGTCAGCTTTGACAAACCACTTCTATTCTAACGGTACAGTTGATAACATCTTTATTGCCAACAAAGGTAAAGATTACACATCAGCCCTAGTTTCTGTAACTGGCGATGGCTATCGCGAAGCTGATCCGTTGTACATCAACGGTGCCACAGTTGTTAATGAAGGTACTGGTTACACTGCGCCAACTCTAGATTTTAGCCCACCGTTCGGTGCGGCGTCTCCATTTGCTCCAACAGGTAGCGTGAACCTTGGGCAGATTATTTACAATGCGTCATCGTTCGACTACTATGAGGTTGTAACTCCAGGTGCAGTTTCTTCTGTTGCGCCGACTCATCGAAGTGGAGTTGTACTAAACGGTAACGCTGCTTTGAAATATGTTGGTACAAAATTAAAAGGTACTATCACAACACGTAATGATAAAAACTTGACTGAGATTGTAATTACATCTCCAGGCGCATCATATGTAACGCCACCAAGCGTTGTCATTACAGACCCAACTGGTACTGGCGCTCAGGCTGTGGCTACTGTCGGCACTTCAACTATTCAATCTGTTCTTATCACTAACGGTGGTTCTGGTTATGTTGCCCCTGTGCTTTCAGTATCTGGTGGCGACGGTGGTGGTGCTGTCTTGCAAGCTATTCAAACTGGCGGTGTTATTACTCAAGTGAACATCATCACGCCAGGTTCTGGTTATGTTACAGTACCATCGATCTTAGTTGAAGACTCAGTAGGCGTGGGTGCTATTTTGACTCCAGTGTTGTCTGGTTCTCCAGTACAATCTATCACCCTAACACACAAAGGTTCTAACTACACAGACCCAACAGTAACAATTAACGGTACTGGTGTCGGTGCGGCTGCTACTGCCACAATTGAAACTGGCGTTATTGACGATGTGTCTTTGGTCGGTTCTATCCGCGAAGTTGCTATGTTAAACTCAGGCTCTGGTTATTTGGAACCTCCACAAGTTTCATTCACTGGAACTGTTACAAGTATGACAATCGAAGACGGCGGCGAAGGGTATGATACTGCACCGACTGTAACGTTTGTCGGCGGTGGTGGCTCAGGCGCTGTTGCAGAATTGATCATTGACGCTGGCGTGGTTGTAGGATATAACATCATCAACGCTGGCTCTGGTTATACTTCTGCGCCAGGAATTGCTTTGAGCGGTGGCACTCCAACAACTGCAGCGACTGTTACTGCACATTTAGATATCGGTCAATATGCCGTTGTTAAATCTAAACTGTATTCTGATAAAGTTATTTCAACATACGTTGTAAACCCAGGTGACGGTTATAATATCGCACCAACTGTTGTGTTTGGTACACAATGGGTTCAAGGTCTTGAAGTTTATACAAATCAACAGTTCTCAAATTATACTAATTTGTACACAGTCCAAGATAACGGGTTCTTTGGTTCTCTTGAGCCAATACACACTTCAACAATTCCAGTTATCACTTCCCCTGAATGGGTTTCTAGTTCAGACGTTGTAACCAATCAAACGGTTTATGTTGATGACAGAATGTATAAGGTCTTGATTGGTGGTACTCTAGGAACAACTGCTCCTGATCACACTACAGGTATCGAAACAAACGGCGATGTACCTTTAGAGTTTATCGGTAAGCCAGCTTCTCTAGTTCGCGCTGGTGAAGTTGCCACAGGTTATGCCATCTTACGATACGGCGCTGGTTACTCTGTGACACCTAGTGCTATCGTCAATGATATAACTGGATCATCTGCTGAAATTAACTTCTTCACTTCTAAGTCTGAAGCTAAGATTTCTGCTATCACTGAAGATGGTCAAATCACTTACATTATTATTGAAGACCCAGGTGTTGGTTATACAAAAGCTACTCTAGTTGTTTCTGGAGAAGGTACTGGCGGCGCTTTGACTGCTGACTTGAGTTTAGGTGCTATCTCTTCTCAACAAGCTAATAATGAAATTCTAACACCATCTGGTACTATTGATGCAATCGCTATTGTGTCTGGTGGTTATTCTTATGGTGTTGCTAACATCTTGATCGAGGGTGATGGATCTGGCGCTGCTGCTACTGCAGACATTGACCCAGTAACTAACGCTATTATTAAAATCAACATCACTGCTCGTGGTGAAGGTTATACTTACGCAAACGTTCGCGTTATCGGTAACGGTAACGGTGCTAAACTTCGTGCTATTATCTCTCCATATGGCGGTCACGGTAAGAACTCCCCTGATGAGTTGTTTGCTCGTTCGTTGATGTTCTATACTAACATTTCAACTGACTTGAACCAAGGCGTTGTGGTTGGTAACGACTACCGTCAAGTTGGTATCATTAAGAACCCTCGTGTGTTTGACGGCTTTGAACGTTTCCAAGGTTCTATTGGTTCTGCATGTTACGTTATCCAATCTCCAATTGACACTTCTGAACCTATGGTTGAATGGTCTGCTGGAACTGTAGTCGTTGCAGGAAACTATGTTTGGTTCGACGGTCGCGTGTATAAGGTTGAAGTTGGCGGTATCACTGGACAAGTTGGACCAACTGCGACAACTGGCGTTGAAGTGAACGGTAATGCTAGACTGTTGTACGTTACTCGTTCTAACGATAAAAACATTTATATCAAGTTCGCTAAAGATGATGATATCTACATCGAACGTATTGACCACACTAACATTGAGTGGGTTCCAACTCTAGAGATGACTGTTGGTCAATTTGTCTGGACTGAAGATCGTATTTATAGCGTTATTGTTTCAGGTATCGGTGGATCAACTGCGCCTAGCTCAACTAGCGGTTCTGAGCAAAACGGCTTCGCTGTTCTAACATACGTTGGTTCAACTAAGACTAAAAAGCGTTACCGTATCGTTTCTGCTGTGAATGATAAGTCTGTTCTTGTTCAATCTTTGGACAATGACATCCCAGGCGCCAACGACGTTTTCATTAAGACTTCTAGCATTACAGATAACTTCACTGCCGTCACTGTTGGACCTCCAACTTTCGACAAATACTCAGGTCAGATGATGTATATCGACAACAAACAAGGGTTCACACCGTCTGCAGACGAAACAATTACCCTACGAACTATTATCAAATTCTAACTAAATAAAGTATTGGTTAAATTTTAAAGAGAAAAGAATGTCACTACCTTTTAACACCGAACCGTATTTTGACGATTATTCTGAAGAGAAAGACTTCTATCGAATCCTGTTCCGCCCAAGTTATGCGGTACAAGCCCGTGAGCTTACACAGATGCAGACGATTCTACAGAAGCAAGTTTCTCGCTTCGGTGATCACGTCTTTAAGAATGGCTCCCAAGTAATCCCAGGTTCTGTTAACATGGATAATAAAATCCACTTTGTTAAACTTGAACAGTTTACTGGTGGTACTTTGGACGTTACAACATACATTGAAACATTCAAGAATAAAATCATCACTGGTGAAGCTTCTGGTGTTAAGATGCGTGTTGTTGACACATCAGGTGGTAACGCCACTACTCGTGTTATCGCTGATAACCTAGACGTTCCAACTCTTTACTGTAAAATTGAAGGTACTGCCGACGACAACGTAACTAACCGTCTACGTCCAGGCGAAAACCTTATCGCTTACGCTGAAGATAACCAGATTGCCACTAACTTCAGATTGACTGAAGACCAGTTATCTGATATCAATGCTCAGGTTAAAAACTCTGGTAACTTGAGTGAAGCTCCTACAACTTATACTAATAACCCATCGTCTGACGTTTTGGGTTATGGTTTCAGCGTTGACGTTGAGGCTGGTATTTATTACGTTGATGGTGTTTTCGTTCGTAACGATGCGTTGAAACTATACGTCGGTCGTTTCACTAACACTCCATCTTTCCGTGTGGGTTTCCGTGTTTATGAAGACACTATCACTCCAGAAGACGACGAGTCTATCCTAGATAACGCCACAGGTTCTAATAACTTCGCGGCGCCAGGCGCTCACCGTTATCAAATCAAATTAACTCTAGTCAAGCTACCTCTAGTATCCACTGACACATTTAAGTTCATTGAGCTTGTACGTGTCGTTGAAGGTCGCGCTCAGTTCAAAATTGACCGTGCATCATACTCTGAATTGGAAAAGACATTTGCTCGTCGTACATTCGATGAGTCTGGTAACTATGAAGTTAACAAATTCAAATTGTCTGTTCGCGAACACTTGGACAACGGTTCAAACTTCGGTGTTTACAAAGAGCAAGTCGGCACTGCAGTTGCTGGTGTAACATACGGCGACTCAGATAAATTTGTGGTTGTTGTTGACCCAGGCAAAGCGTACATTGAAGGTTACGAAATCGAATCAACAACTTCTAAGTTTGTTGACTTTACAAAAGCCCGTGAAATCAACGGGGAAGAAAACTATCACGTTCAACGTGTAGACCGTCAAACTATCGGTTTGAACGTTGGTAACTATACAATGGTTAAGAACCTGTATAAAGTACCTAGCGTTAATACGTTCGAAAAAGTTTATCTGGTTAAATCTCTACAACCTCGTCCAGCGTCCCTGCGCGCAATCGTTTCATCTGGTGTTATCACTAGCATCGTAGTTGATGACGGCGGCGAAGGTTATACTACAGCTCCGTTTATTGAGATTAAGCCTCTGACATCTACTGGTACTGGCGCAACTGCTACTTGTACAATCACAAACGGTAAGATCAATCCAACAATTACAATCACAAACGGTGGATCAAACTACAGCAACACTACAGAATACGCTCCAGAAATTAGAGCTCTGTGGACAGATTCTAACCACACTGCTCGTGCAATTCCTGTGGGCGCTGCTCCAGTTGCTAGCAAGATTGTTGGTACTGCCCGTGTTAAGTCTATTCAACTTCACGATGGCGATTTTGAAAATCTAACATCTACTGAATACAAGCTAGGTCTTTTCGATATTAGCATGTTCAGCGGTTACTCTTTTGAACAAGACGTTAAGTCTATCGTTGGTCAATTAGCAACTTCAAACTTCAGCTGTAACATTTCTCCAGACTTCATCCAATTGATCGGTTCTGCATCGTCAGATACTAGCACTAAGGTAATCACTGGTGTTGGTACTAACTTTATCGGCAACGTTAAAGAAGGCGATATCATTTACTTGAATGATGTTAAGATCGGTGTAGTTGATAGCATCACAACAAACGGTAACTTCAACAACTTGAAAATTACCCTTGTTGATAACTCATTGGCTACAGTGGCTGGTGGTCGTATCACTATTTTCAGTGCTACAATCCACGACCCGTCATATGAAACTCTATTGTTCCCAGTGGGTAAGCGTTATGTTAAGACTCTTCGTGGTTTTATCAACAACGCTGACACAAAGAAAGATACCACTGTACAAGTCCGCCGTCAATTCGGTATTGTGAACACACAGATTAACAAAGTATCTTTTGAAGTTCCAAACTCAAACGAATCATTCTCTTCTGATGACTCTTTGGATAACTTCCTGTTGATCAACGCTGACACAAACGTGCCAGTTAACATCGGTAGAACTGACGCAAGTATCACTTGGGAAACTACTACAAACGCCAACGGTGACGTTCTGCGTAAAATCGTAAACTTTGTAAACGTTGTAAACGGTAACTACTATTTGATCGCTACAGTTAACCAAGTTGTGACTGCCGCTCAGGAAAAGACTAAAGTTCTAACAACTGCAGAAATGCCAGCTATTGTTGGTAAGAAGTTGTTGACTAACTCGTCTATTGACTTGTTACACGCTGACATCTTTAAGTTGATCAGTATCAAGATGACCCCAGGTGATTATGACGTTTATGATGAAAACAATTCTGTTGACATCACTGACCGTTACACTTTGGACAATGGTCAACGTTCTACATACTATGGAATCGGTAAGATTCTATTGAAGCCAGGATACCAAGTACCGAGCGGTGCCGTGAAGGTTGAGTATGAGTATTTCGCCGTTGGCGGTCAGCCAGGAAACTATTTCTCTGTTGATTCTTATACAACAGCTTCTGGTATTCCTTATGAAGAAATTCCATCTTACTTTGTAACTGATTCAGCTACAGGTAAGAAAGTTGCGACTTCTTTGACAGACGTTATTGACTTCCGTCCAGTTCTTTGCAACACAAACTACTTCTATCCAGAAATTCCTATGATCGGTTCTGACATCAGCAGCCCAGTGGCTAACTATGTCGGTCGTATTGATAAGATTGTTTTGGACTCAGTTGGTAAGTTCAACGTTATCGCTGGCGTACCTTCTTCTAATCCTAGAGAACCACAAGACCCAATCGAGGGTATGGTTCTTGCTACAGTTTCTATTCCACCTTACACTAAGAACGTTAAGGATATTTTCGTTGCGCAAAGAGATAACCGTCGTTATACAATGCGTGATATCGGTAAATTGGAACGCCGTATTGCTAACTTGGAATACTATGTAACTCTAAGTTTGTTGGAAAAAGATACTGAGACTATGCAAATCCGCGACGAGACAACTCAGTTGGATCGTTTCAAGAACGGTTTCATTGTTGATCAATTTACAGGTCACGGTATCGGCGACGTTAAGAATGAAGACTACCGTATCTCCATCGACGAACAGAGCCGTGTGTTACGTCCTATGCACGATGCTGAATCTCTTGATTTGGTTGAACAACTATCAACTGGCGCTGATCGTACATATAAAACATACCAGAAGACTGGCGACCTAATCACGTTACCATATACTGAAGGTTCTTATATCTTCAACAACTATGCTACACGTTCTATGGATATTCACGCAGTATCTATGGGTGCGTTCAAGGGTCAAATTACTTTGTTCCCTGAAGGTGATAACTGGAAATCTGAAACACGTCTACCAGACTTGAACCCAGTTGATAACAACAACTTTGATGCTATCAAATTCCTAGCAGCTGAGTTGAAAGTTACTGGTACTAAGTGGAATGAATGGCAAACTAACTGGACTTCAGTTGGTGCACCAACTATGATTAGCACTTCTGAAGTTACTGGTTTCGATACAAGCCGTGCTTCTGGTTCTTGGAAAGAACACACTGACTATGAAACAACTTACCAAGATCAAGTTGGTTTCAACTGGCGCGATGGTATCCAGACAGACTTAACTTCAACTGTAAACGCCCAAACATACGGTGACCGTGTTGTTGATATTTCATATATCCCATACATGCGTGCTCGCCCTGTTACAGTAATTGCACAGAACTTGAAGAATACAACTCGTTTCTGGCCATTCTTCGATAACGTTTCTGTGGCTGACTACTGTAAGCCTGCAGACAAGTTCGTTGTTACTCGTGTTGGTCAAAACCCTATGTCGTTCGATTTGGACGATATGAACAACAACGTGTTGGCTGATAGCGAACGTCGTGCATATCAAGGTCGCGTTGAAAAGGCTTTTGCTATCGGTGATGTTCTAACTAACTTGGAACACCAAGAAGTTTCTATTACAACTATCACTAATATCGAAACAACTGCCGCCGCAACTTTCAGTCTAACTCTGAGCGACGTTAGCAATATCCGTGTTGGTCACCACGTTATTCTATTCAACTTGAACAACCACAATGCGTTCAATGAAGAGAACCTAAACGACCTACACGAAAACCAAGTTATCGGCGCTTCTGATGGTATCCTTGATATTGAGAACTCTTCTGCAGAATTGAACTTGAAGAAGTTCGTTGTTACTGCTGTTAATGGTTACTCTCTAACACTGGGTAATATCGACGGTTCTTTGATCCAACCTTTCAGCCCATATCTAACTGCTTCTTATGAAACAGGTAAGCGTGGTAAGTTGCTTCGCTTGAAGGCTTCTGGCGTGGTGGCTCTAGGTGGTCCAGTAATTACTGCTGACTCTATCAGTGATTTGACTCAAGAGATTAACTTGGTCAACGTTAAGAACGGTTTCTCTATCGGTGAAACTCTAACTGGTTCTGTTATCATCGGTAATTCTACTGCTGGAAACACTGTAACTGTTAACTCTATCAACGGTCAAACTTCAGCTTCTACAGTTCCTGTTATGAAAGCTACTGGTGACAGTGTCATTACTGACACTGAAGGTTCCGCTGTATGCGTATTCTACATTCCAGAAACTGACGAATTGAGCTTCCGCACTGGCGAGCGTACTTTCAAACTAACAGATAACCAATCTAACAGCACTGCTGCGTTTGACTCTGTTGGTTCTGCCGTGTACTACTCTCAAGGTGTGAACTTGTCTCGCGAGCGTACTATCGTTTCTACTCGTACTGCTCAGTTTGTACAGTCTTATCAATATCAAGACGATACTGCAACTGCTCCACTACAACACAGAACTACATCTTCTAAGCGTGCAGTTTATGTGTGGTATGATGATCCATTGGCTCAGACATTCACTGTGTCTTCTGAAGGTGGCGCATTTATTTCGTCTATCGACTTGTACTTCGCAGCCAAGGGTACTCGCCCTGTGTCTATCGAAGTTCGCAACACTGACCTTGGTATTCCATCGTCTAAGGTTGTTCCATTCTCTCAAGTTACTAAAACTGCTTCTGAGTTGAACTTGTCTGACGACAGCTCTGCTAAAACTACTTTCAAATTCAAGTCTCCAATCTATTTGCAAGACTCCGAAACTTATGCGTTCGTTGTTATGACTGATGAGCCAGGAACTCAAGTGTATGTTTCAGAAATGGGTAGCGTTGATATGTTGACTAACAACACTATCGCTGGTCAACCTCTAACTGGTTCATTGTATGCTTCTCAAAACGCCAAAGAGTGGGAAATTCACCCTCTATTGGATATGAAGTTCTCATTGAACAAAGCTACGTTTGACGTTGGTACTTCTTCTGAAGTATTGTTCCGTGCTAACCCACCAGAGCTAATGACTTTGAGCGCTAACCCGTTCCAAATCACTAATGGTTCTAACTTGATTCGCGTGTTTGCTCGTAACCACGGTTTCAAAGCTGGCGAGAAGGTTGTTATCGGTAATCTACCAGAAGGCTTCTACGGCGCCAACAGTACAACTCTAGGTATTCCACACACTTTGTTGAATACTGTACACACTGTACACGTTGATGGTCTAGGTTTGGATAAAGACTCGTTCGTTATCGATCTAGTTACAGTTGACGTTGCCACAAACACTAATTTGTTGAGCGGTACTAACGCTGACTTCATTAATGGTGAGTATGGCGGTCTAGGTGTTACTTGTTCTAGAAGTATCAATATGGATACTATGTACTTGAAGACTTCTGATTTGAGCTTCCAAGATACAAAGATTGAGTACTTCATCTCTTCTGAGCGTTTGGATGGAACATTTACTGATTTCCTACCATTCGTGGCTAACACAAACTACAACTTCCCTACACGTATGCACATTGCATCGTATGAGAACCAAAGTATTGTATCTAACGTTCGTAAGTCGTCTCTACAAGTTAAAGCTGTGTTGACTTCTACAAACGCTAACGTGTCGCCAGCTATTGACTTGCAGCAAGTTTCCGCTTATGCGATTTCAAACTTGATCAATAACAAGACTTCTGCTACTATCAACGTTCCTGAAATTGACACTCGCGATGTGTTGACATTCGACGACCTAGCTGCAGCTGATCTACAATTGACTGGTACTGGTAACATTACTACGTTCACTTCTAACACATACGGTACTCCAGGAACTGGCATCTATGTTGGTATGGGTAACTTGGCTACTTCGTTCTCTACACAGATCGTCCCAGGCGCTGGTAACAAACTATACAGAACTAGCGATAACGCTTATATCGGTACTGTGTTGGCTCTGGACTCGTCTGTTGACTATATCAATAACCGTTTGACTTTAACTGGTGCGTCTGCTATCGCTGTCACCAACGAAGCTTTCTATATCAAGTCTACACCTAGCCTTGTGTTTGAAAACGTAAACGGCGTTGGTGTTATCCGTACAAATATTGATACTGCTGATAACCTATTAGCTTCTGCTGGTTTCGGTAAGACTATGATTATTTCTGGTGTTGACCCTCTAATCGACGGTAGCTACGTTGTTCGCGATATCAGCGTTGTTGAAGATAAAACAACTTATGCAGGTAACGCTGAACTAGATACAACTAAGGTTACATTGGATCGTGCGTTTGGTACTACTGCCACAATCGACATGATCGATGACGCTGATTTCAGTATCAAAGTTCTAGAACAATATGTTGATGACTATGCTCCAACTGGTTCTCATAACGCAGCTAACTATATAACTCGTACGCTATCTCTGACTAACGCTGCTGAACTGTTGAAGATTGTATTTGACGCTAACATCGTTAACAATACTTCTATCAAAGTGTTCTACCGTACTTGGACTGGTACAGTTGATCTTCGTAAGTTACCTTACAAGGATAGTGGCTTCGTTTCAGTGAGCACTGACCCAGAAGGTAAGTTTGTTGAGCGTACTATCGACATTACTAATTTGGCGTCGTTTAATAACGTACAAATCAAAATCGTTATGAAGTCTAACGATCCAGTGTTCGTTCCTAAAGTTAAGAATTTGAGACTATTGGCACTATCATGAGTTTGTTAAGCGTTGAAGGTTACAATAACCTTAAGAAAGACCCCTCCTCTGGAGGGGTTGTAAATATTGATAAAACTGGCTACGAAGCATATATGCGCCAAAGAGCTTTTGCCAGACGTAACATTGATCAACAGAGAGTAACACACGACTCAGTAGTACATTTACAAGACCAAATAAATAACATTAAGGATGATTTAGATGGCATTAAGAATATGCTACTTCAACTAATACAAAAAGGTAACTAATGGCTGCTATTAACCTATGGGCGAATATTGAACGTCCTCTAACGATTCAAGAAGTCGATCATAACTTTGACGCTATCAACCGTGAAGTTGGTACTAAGTTGGACGCAGTTGCTTTTAACGCAACGAACGTTCTAAACGTTTTAAACAACAACGCTGGCGCTGGTTCTACTTTGGACGCTGATAAGGTACACGGTAAATATCCAAATACTGCAGCTCTACCTAACACGGTCGCTCTGCGTGATGGTCTTGGTCATATCTACGCTGTTCAATTTTATGGACTACACGTTGGTGATGTTATTGGCAACCTTACAGGCGCTGTAACTGGATCACTAGCTGGTAATGCGACGAACGTTGAAGGTGTGGTTCAATTGGATCACGGCGGTACTGGTGCCGTTAACGCATCTACTGCACGTTCTAACCTTGGTTGCGGTAATATGGCTATTCAGAACAAATCTGAAATTGACATTACTGGTGGTACAATTACTGGCATTACTGATTTAACAGTTGCTGACGGCGGCACTGGCGCTTCTAATGCCAGCGGTGCACGTTCTAACCTTGGTTTGGTTATCGGTCAAGATGTGCAAGCGTATGCTGCTATTCTTTCTGGCGTTTCTGCTACTACTGGTAACGGTCTTGTAATTCGTACTGATACAAACTCATCAGTTGTTCGAGAAATTAAAGTAGGTAACTCATTATCAGTATCTAATGGTAACGGTAAAGATGGAAACCCAACAATTTCGTTGAACGCTGACCCAGCTGTAAGTAGTATTTCTCACACTGGAACAAACGGCTCTGGAGACATCGGTCAAACTGATCACCGTTTCAATAAAGCATATATCAACGGACTATCTGTAAATACAACAGCTGTGGCTGGCGCTGGTGAGATTATTGCCACTGGTAACATTACTGCGTATTACTCTGATGATAATCTGAAGACTCGTCTTGGTAACATTGAGAATGCTCTGGACAAAATTGACTCTTTGACTGGCTTCTACTATGAGGCAAACGCCAAGGCTCAAGAACTAGGCTATACAGCTAAACGTGAAGTTGGTTTATCTGCGCAGTCAACTCAGAAAGTTATGCCTGAAATCGTAAGTCCAGCACCTATCGACGAACAATATCTGACTATTGACTACTCTCGCTTTGCTCCGCTTCTAGTTGAAGGTATTAAAGAGCTTAGAGTTGAAATCAATAAAATCAAGACGCATATCGGACTATAAATAGGTTATTAGGAAAGAAAACAAATGCCTTCAATTATCACCCGTGTAACCAATGCGCTTGAAGCGACTACAAAAGGTTCACCGTTAACCAATGCTGAAATTGATCAGAACTTTATCAATATCAACAATCAGGTTACACTCAACGCTGAATTGGGTAAGGACTTAACAGGTTTCCCAAACAGAACTGATAGTACGCTGACATTCAACGAACTAACTCGTGTTCTAACATTGGCGCCTACTGATACGTCATTTACTGTATATCATAGAGGCGTGCCTTATCTTATTGACGCAGCTAAAACTGTAACAATCACAGATACACACGTTGGTCGATATATCATTTACGATCATATTCAAAACCGTTTGTTGGATGTTGGAACATCTCCGTCGTTTAGCGATCAAATCGTTGTAGCGTATATCTACTGGGATGCTTTTGAGAATACAGCTATTATTTTCGGTGATGAGCGACATACATCAGCTCGTGATACAACTTGGCACCATTTCCAACACAACACTGTTGGAGCTTTGTGGAAATCTGGCGGTACAGCCAGCTACACTATAAACAACGCCAACCAAGTTCAAGTTTCCCTTACAGCTCCGATCGTTGTTTGGGATGAAGATATTGAACACTCTATATCCCACGTTGATGCTGGGTCAATTAACCCATTGGCTCAATATGAACAAACTCTGTTAAACGGTGCCAGCCTACCTATCTTGTATCTAAGCGGTACAGTATACAAACAAGCTGCAGCTTCGACTCTCCCATGGATGGAGTCGTCAACAAGAGGTTACTATAACCCGATCGTGTTGGACAACGGTTCGTTGGCTGTAGCACCTTCTAACGGTTTATTCATTACATACTGGTTGGTGGCAACTAACGACATAAAATTTCCGATTAAGTTGATCATGGGTCGAAACGCCCACGCAACATACGGTGATGCAGAAGGTGAAGATTTTGACGGTTATGGATTACCCATGCCAGAAATCGCACCGATGTATAAATTTATCCTACAAACTTCTGACACATACACTCAAAACACAGCTCGTGTGAAGATTGTCGGTGTTAAAGAATTAGTTGGTAAACAAAACGCTAGATCAAATTCATTTGATACGTTTTCACACAACGCTTTGTCTGATAGAAATACAGCTAACCAACACTCTATTTCTTCCATTACTGATCTTCAAACAACGTTGGATGCAATCAGCGGTAATTCAATCGCTATGTCTATCGCACTGGGATAATAAATACTACTATGGCAAATACTTTTAAATCTTATCTAACAGCTGGTGTAACTACACAGACTACCATCCACACAGCCCCGTCTTTGACACAAACGGCTGTAATTGGACTATCTGTCGCTAACACTACAACTGCATCCACTTCAGTTGATGTGTCTCTAACTCGCGGTGCTACTGTGGTTAGCGTTATCAAGGGTGCAGTAATCCCAGCAGCTGATTCTCTAATTTTATATGGCGGCGACCAAAAGCTAGTAATGCAAGCTGGCGATTTGTTAAAACTAACATCATCTGGTGCAGTCGACGCTATCGTTTCAGTACTTGAGGTGAACTAATGGGTCTCTTAGTAGCTGGTAAAAACCCAGCGGCTTCTAAAACAGCCGAACGAACTAACTTTGTCGCGACCGCTGGTCAGACAACGTTTACAATTCCTGGCGGATATCAAGTCGGTGACATCGACGTGTATCTTAACGGGTTACGACTAGCTGACGCTGACGACTATGCAGCTGTTAATGGATCTACAGTAGTTTTAACTCAAGCTGCTGTCGCTGGAGATTATTTAACCGTTATTTGTTTTTATCAATTTCAAGTAACTGGACATTATACAAAGAATGAATCTGACACTAGATATTTAACAGCGACTGGTGCATTACCACTTACAGGTTATCTGAAAACACCAAACTATGGTATCTCTTCAGCTTCTGATTTTTCATCAGCATCTCTTGAAGCTAGTCCATTACTCGGCGAACAAGGCGTCGGTGTTAAAGCGTTCGGTCGATCAGTTACAACAACGGGCGGTGATGTTCTATACACTTCGGATTCTAGAGGTGCTGGTGGACGCCACCGTTTTGGCTTTTGGAACGGGACATCTTTTACAGATTCATTAACAATTGACAAGAGCGGTAGAGTTACGAAACCATATCAGCCTGCATTTAGAGCTGGTTTAAACGTTTCATACAACCCAACAGCTAACGCTAACATTTTATTCAATGACACTGGCGGATTTAATTTTGTCAGAGACAACGCATATTCAACAGCCACTGGTTTATACACAGCCCAAGTTGCGGGACTGTACTATTTTTATACGTCTGTTATCTTCGGGGGTGTGCCTGCTGGTACAGATATGACTGATTGTATATTGTTGAGAAAAAACGGTTCAAATTTCACATACAGTAGCCGAAGAGCTGCATATGTTGCAGGGTCAACTGGCGTTGGCGGTTATTATGTCGATACGGCATTTTCAACAGTTCAACTAAGCGTCGGCGATTCTGTTGGTGTGTTCTCACAAAAAGGTACAACTCAATTACATGGGAATACTAACTACTGTTATTTCGGTGGTTGGTTGATCGGATAAGGATAAATATGGCAAAATATACAATTACATTATCTCCAGCTGAAGATAAAGCTCTATCAGTTGCAGCTGTCAATCAAAACGACTGGATTCAAAACGTGGTTCACGAGCGTTGCCGAATTGCAATGGAAGAGATCGTGACCGCTGAAGTTCAACGTAAGTTAGCTGCTGGCGAGCCAATCACTGGTTCTAAAGAAGACATCGTCTTAGCCGCTGATATTGAGTCTGCAGCAGAGCGCGAAGTTCGCATCTTGGCTGAGATGGCTGAATTAAAACAAGGATAATAGATGAGCAACGCTAGAAACATCGCTAGGTTACTTACTAACGCAAACGGTGAATTACTAAGTACATCTATAGCACCAATCGCTGGAAGTAAAATCACCAGCGCTGTTGATGCAACAGTTATGCCTATCGGTTCTGTCTTGCAAGTTAAATATAACAACGCAAACTATAACTGGGGAAGCGTTGGTAACTCCAACGAGTGGGATTTGTCTTGGTTAGATATCACATTGACTACAAAGGGTGCGAATAGCGCATTTTTTATTGCGTCTCAATTCTCATCAGATGATACAAACAGCGCCGCTTATGGTGTTGGTATCGGGGCAAAGTATTCAACTAACGGTGGTTCTACTTGGACTTCTATTAGAACTGCAGCGCAGCACGAAGACTATAACTCAGTTGGTTCTGATAAGTATAAGGTTCCTCGTCACGCTTTGACTATTGCATTATCAATCCCTGTTAACACCTCAGTTGTGTTTAGAGTTACTGGTAGATTTAACAACTCAAACGGTCAATTTTTTAACGGTAACGGTCAACAGTATTCTCAAATGCACACAGTAATGGAGATTAAGAATGGATAATCTAAATGAAAAGATGATGCAGAATTTGAAGTTTACTGCAATTCGTTCACTATCACAAGACTGTCAATTCAATATTGACGCTAACGGTAAAGTCTCGTTCTTGGCTGGATCAGTAAAATTCTCAGACAAAGAAATCAAAGATGAAATGGATCGCTTGCAAGGTGTTTGGGAAGCGTCTCAATATAGATCACAAAGACTTAATGAGTATCCATCGATCGGTGATCAACTAGACGCCCTTTTTAAAGCTGGACTATTCCCAGAAGAAATGGCTGCACAAATTCAAGCTGTTAAAGAAAAATATCCAAAAGGTTAAACAATGGCACTACTAACAGGTCAAACAGCACCGAAGTATTCTCAATACACATCAGACCAGTTTGTGGGGAATGGTTCCTCACAATCATTTACATTGTCAAGAACTCCTCCGACTGCATCTTCTGTGATCGTCACAGTTGACGGCGTTAAACAGAGTAGTTCTTCATATTCAGTCGGTACAAACCAAATCACATTCTCGGAAGCGCCCCCTTCCAACTCTCTAATTGAATGTGTATTTATGGGTACGACGAGTATTACAATCACTCCAGCCGATGCATCAGTAACCACATCTACTATCGTTAACGGTGTTGTAACTTCTTCAAAATATGATGTTGTTAATGCGAACGGTACTGGCGCTATGGGTATTCCAAGCGGTAATACAGTACAACGTCCAGGAACTAACGTCATTGGACATTTTAGACACAATACTGATAGAAAATGTATTGAGTTTAATGATGGCTCAGGTTGGCAAGTTGTTAAGAGTTTGGTAAATACAACTGGCGGTACAGTTGTTGAAACTCCAACATATAGACTGCACGCATTTACATCTAGTGGCGTGTTCTACACTGATACAGCTATCACTACAGATATTTTATTGGTCGGTGGTGGCGGTGCTGGTGGTCAAGGTTATGGCGACCAAGATACAGGTAAAGGTGGTGGCGGTGCTGGTGGTCTAGCTTATAAACAAGGTCACGCTCTAACTGCTGGTTCATATACAATCATCGTGGGCGCTGGCGGCGCTGGTCGTAGCCACGGGTGGAACAGTGCAACAACTTCAGGTATGAAGGGTGATAACACAGTCGCCTTTGGTGTTACTGCTAACGGCGGTGGCGGCGGTGGTGCTTCTGATAACTATGCTGGTCCAACACAAGGTGGTTCTGGCGGTGGTGGTGGCGCACGTAACGCAACTGACGCTCTAACTCAAGGCGCTGCATCTAATCAGGGAACATACGCTGGATGGAGCACTAAAGGTAACTCTGGTGGTTATGGTGGCGGTAATGGTAACTATGGTGGCGCAGGTGGCGGTGGAGCTGGCGGAGCTGGTGGCGCACCAGTTGTATCATCTAACAACTCTACTGGTGGCTCTGGTGGCTCTGGCGTAGACCTAACTGCAATCTTCGGAACTTGGTTCGGCGAAGGTGGTTGGTTCGGTGGCGGTGGCGGTGGCGGCAGTTATTCAACAACAGCGCTACTATCCCAAGGCGTCGGTGGTCAAGGTGGCGGTGGTAACGGTGTTTCAGCTCGCGAGTATGGACAAGCTGCTGGCGTGTTCAACATCAACCGCATCAATGGTCTCCCAGGAACTGGCGGTGGCGGCGGTGGTGCTTCTGAAGACGCTGCACTAAAAGCTTGGTGGGGTTCTTGCTCTGGCTCTGGCGGCTCTGGTATTGTATTAGTTAAAGTTTATCTATAAGGTATAAAATGGCACATTTCGCAAAAGTTGAAAATGGCATTGTTACTCAAGTTATTGTAGCAGACCAAGACTTCATTAATTCTGGGGCTGTAGGGTCTCCAAGTGAATGGATTCAAACATCATATAATACTCACGGCGGTGAATATTTTAACGTATTCACTAAGAACTCTGGCGGCGGTGGCTTGCGTAAGAATTTTGCAGCAGTCGGTTACACGTATGATAAAGACCTAGACGCATTCATCCCACCTAAGCCCACTGAAGATGCCGTGTTGAACACAGATACATGTTTGTGGGAAACTCAAGATAACAACACAATCAACGGGGAATAAACATGTCATTAACTAAAGTATCTTCAGGTGTAATGAACCCAAACCAACAAACCAACTCAATTGGCGTTGGAACTGCTGCATCTGGTACAGCTGGTGAGATTAGAGCGACTAACCAAATTACAGCGTATTACTCCGATAAAAGATTAAAAACAGAAGTCGAGCAAATCAAAAACGCTCTAGACAAAGTCGAACAGTTAACTGGTGTTGTTTACACTCAGAATAAACTAGCAGAACAATTCGGTTACAACAACTATGATGAGCAAGTTGGTTTGTATGCCCAAGACGTTAAGAAGGTTCAACCTCAAGCCGTCAAGCCTGCACCGTTTGACATTGCCGCTGACGGTTCAAGTATTTCTGGTGAAGACTACTTGACTGTACAATACGATCGACTAATACCACTAATCATTGAAGCTATCAAAGAATTAAAAGTACGAGTTGACAAGCTAGGGGTGTAATAATGTCCGTATCGTTAACAAATACTGGTATCACGTTTAGTGATGCGTCTACTCAAAACACTAAAGTAGACGCAACAACTGATTCTGGCGCTTTAATTAAAATTGACACATACACTAGCGGAACAAGCACTTGGTATAAACCAGCTGGTTGTAAGAAGGTTCTAGTTCAAGTCCAAGGTGGCGGAGGCGGTGGAGCATATCATTGCGAATCAGGTGGTGGCGGAGGCTACTCTGAAAAAGTTATTGATGTGTCTGCTGTTAACTCGGTCGCAGTTACAGTAGGTGGCGGTGGCGGTAACGTTGTATATTACGCTGCTGGCGGCGACGGCGGCACAAGTTCATTCGGTTCTTATGTATCAGCTTCTGGTGGATATGGTTCCAACAGAAACGTGGCGCATACTGGCGGTCACGGTGGATATGGCAGCGGTGGCGATATTAACGTGTACGGTGGTACTGGTACTGGACATGGTTCCAGCGGTAGTCGTAGTGCTATTGGACGTGGCGGCGAAACATATTTCGGCACAGGTCTTGCAGTTTCACACAACGCTAACTATGGCGGGGTTGGTACTAGCGCACCTGGATCTGGTGGCGCTGGTGGACCATCGAACGGTGGTTGGTATGGTTCAAATGGTACAGCTGGTATCGTTATAGTATACTCATACACATAAGGTTTATATGGCAATAACATTAGGTAAAGCCCAATTAGATATTCCTAAAAAAGCACTTTGTGTTTTGTTAGATGCTGCAAACACGGAGTCGTATCCAGGCGTTGATGGTAGCGGAAAAACTTGGTATGATCTAAGCGGTCTTAAAAATAATTTCACTATCAACCAAAACGCATATAATAATTCTGGCGTGAAGTTTATGGACTTCAACGGATCATACGGTTGCGCCAAAGCGTCGTCAGGTACTGATATCGGTCTGGTTGGTAAAGAACAAGGAAGCGTGACGTACATTGTATGGACACGCATCAAGAACAACACAGCCGAATGGAGAACCCTGACTAGAGGTTGTGTTAGTTCCGATCATAATGTTATCATTGGTCCATCTGGTAGTTGGAACATTGGCACGTATGACAATAATAACGGTACTGGTTTTCAGAATACTGGTTATAGTCAACAGAGCCTTCCAAACTATGCGACTAATGGATGGAATATGCTTATATTCCGTTTTAGTTCTATATCACCTCAATTTAAATTAAGTTACAACGACACCCCAGGAACTATTGTTGGTTCTGTCACATCATCTAACGCTGGTTACAAATACGGGTTTAATTCCCTTGGCGCTTATGGTAATAATATTGGTACAGACCCGATGCAAGCTGCTCAATATTGGGGTGACATCGCTTGGTTCGGTGCTTGGAATAGGCAACTGACTGACGCTGAGTGTCTGCAAGTTTATAATGCAACAAGTCCTAGATTCCATGGAACAACGCAACAATACCAAGGGCGTGTAACATATCAAGATTCAACCAACCAAGTAAAAACTGACGGTGGCTTATCTAAAGGTGAAATTATTTCGATTACATCATATGCGAGCGCTGGTACGTTCACTTGGACTAAACCTGAAGGTTGTACAAAAGTTTCAGTTAAAGTTACAGGTGGTGGCGGTGGAGCCGCTGGTTATTGTGAATCAGGTGGTGCTGGTGGACATGCTGAAAAAGAGATCGATGTAACTAACATCACAACAGTAAGCGTCACGGTTGGCGCAGGTGGTGCAAGCACTGGGTACTACGCTGCTGGTGGTAATGGTGGTACAAGTTCATTTGGTTCTTATGTATCTGCTTCTGGCGGATACGGCGCGAATCAAAACTACAGTCACTCAGGTGGCGCTGGCGGCGTTGGGTCTGGTGGACAAATTAACCTATACGGTGGTGGCGGTACTGGACACGGAAATAGTCACGGTCATTATCCAGGTGGTACTGGCGGTGGTTCGTTCTGGGGTGGATCTTCCACTGTACGCAGAGACACCACCGTAACTAAACTATACACAGGCGCTTGGGGTTCTGGTGGTCCAGGAGGACGAACCGATGATGGTAGTGGTGGTTCTGTCGCATATGGCGAAAACGGTATTGTTGTAGTTTATTCGTATAAGTAATAATATGTCAGTACAACTTAAAAAGCTAAACAACCTAAACCTACTTAACTTGTCTACATGGACGCCAGGGCAAAATACAGTAGATAACTTCCCAATCAACGGAACTGTTGCTGAGAACAATAGAATCTATGACACTGGTCCATATGGACAATCTGTTTTAGTTTGGGGTACTTATCCAACTTCAACATCAGACGCTGACGGTGGTTGGGAAGGTACTCATGTGTTTATCGACCGAACTAAATTATATCGTTATTCCGTTTGGGTTAGAAGAATATCATCGACAAGTGGCGGTACATTTTATATGGGCTGTCACTCTAACGGCGCAGATGATGTGCTTGGTTTACATGACGGTGTTTCAAATACTAACCCATATTTTGATTATAGAACTACTGGATTCTTCAGTCAAAACCAATGGTATCTAGTCGTAGGTCATGTATTCCCAACAGCCACGGCTATCGGCACTGCTCCACATCCAGACACTGGAATTTGGTCAAAAAACGGTGGTAAAGTTTCTGCGAATATAGGAAATATTCCATGGGATTGTAAGTGGAGTGCCACAGCTACAACTGGTATGCATAGAACATATCACTACTATTGTGGAGACTCAACCACAAGGTTACAGTTCTATTCACCTAGAATTGAACTCGTTGATGGTAATCAACCAACAATCGAACACTTGTTGAACGTTGATTTGACAAGTCCAGCAGTTTTACCTGAGGCTATCGTATATAACGATGGTACAGTTCAGGCTACTTCTGGTAACACTATGTCTAAAGACCATGGCGAAATGATTTCAATGTCGTCATGGACTTCGGCTGGTACATATACTTGGATTCGACCGACCAATTGTTCTAGAGTTTTAGTTAAGGTTGTCGGTGGTGGCGGCGGAGCCGCTGGTTACTGTGAATCTGGTGGCGGTGGTGGATACGCTGAAAAACTGATTAACGTTGAACAAGTTAGCACTGTCACTGTAACAGTGGGTGGTGGTGGAAGTAATACTGGTTATTATGCCGCAGGTGGCGACGGTGGAACTTCTTCATTCGGATCTTATGTATCAGCTTCTGGTGGATATGGTTCCAACAGAAACCTCAGCCACACAGGTGGTTATGGCGGCAACGGTAGCGGTGGCGATATTAACCTATATGGTGGTACTGGTACTGGACACTCAAATAGCCACAGCCATGCGGCAACTGCTCGTGGTGGTAGTAGTTATTTCGGTGGTGCCAGCGGATTCAATAGAAACAGTTCAGGGTCAATGGTCGGAACGGCAGCCCCAGGCGTCGGCGGACCAGGCGGAAGAACTAACGACAACTGGGCTGGTGGTGTAGGAACCGCTGGCGCTGTATTTATTTGGGAGTATAGATAAGATGAAAAGCGCATTAATTAGTTTGATTGAAGTTGGTAGAGTATGTGACGTTGTTGAAAAAGGTTCTGAGTTTGAGACAACTTCAGACTTTAAGTGGGTCGAGTGTCCAGACGATGTTGTAACATCTCACACTTATGACCAAACGACAAATACATTCACACCACACAACCCTGTAGCAATTCCAGGATTCGCAGAAGAAGGTTATAGAGTGGCTCGACAGGTGGCGTATAAAGGCGTCGGTGAACAAATGGATATGATGTTCAAAGAGCTATCAGCTACTGGTACAATTTCGCCAGATGGTCCATGGGCTACGCACGTTGCTCAAGTAAAAGCAGCTATCCCGAAAGATGATCCAGAAGCTGTCATGGCGTGGAACATCCAACACGCTGCTTCGTTATCAGCTCAAGCAGCTGCAACTCTACCATCTCTAACAACTGAACAAACAGCACAAAATTTGCCAACATAAATACATTATATTATATAGATTAATGAGGTGAACTTTTTATGAATAAATTCTCTAAGAGATTTTCAATTGCGCATTTTGACAGATTTGACGGTGAGTATACAGATTTCTACTACAGAATTATGAAGAACGCTGACCCAGCGTACTTGAACAACATCCACGATGTGTACTTTGGTAAGTATTTCGAGTATGAATACAAGGGTCAAACTAAACGCTGTGGTAATGCCATGGGCGTTCAGGCGTCTGATGAACAGGTTGATTACTTGTTCAAACTCCAAGAAGAAACTGGAGTTGAAATATCTCTAACATTCAACACGGTTGAAGTTCCAAACGAGGTTGTATTCGATCACGACATACGAGCTAAGTTTGTTGAATGGATTGGTTCATATTATGACAGAGGGTTAAGGTCTTGTACCATTAGCTCAGAGCATATCATGCGCACTGGAGAACTACAAGCTAGATGTCCAGACATGCGTTGGAAGTCTACTGTAAATCAAATTGTTGCCGATGCGCAACAGCTCATTGATTATGCGTATCTAGGGTATAACACAATTCTACTAGACCGTTCTTTAAATAGAAACATTAAAGAACTGCGTCGAATTAGAGAAGCGCAAAACTACCTCAACAGTAAAAATCCCCAGAAGAAACTTTTAACATCTTTATTGGTGGCGGAATCATGCATTTACAGATGCCCGTTTAAGAAAGAACACGATGCGGTCGGTGAACATATTAGCACTGACTATTTCGCTGGTCCAGCTAACCTGTCGTGTAACGGCTGGAGAGGTTTAAAACAATTCGCTGATCTTCCACGTTCAGGTATCGACTTGGTAGCAAACGATTCAGATATGTTCAACAAGTTTTTCGACTTAGTTGACATCTTCAAATACTCTGGTCGCCTAACTACACCTGCAACTAACTTAGAAGATACTGAATTTTTAAAAGCAGTCTGGTTCTACAAAAGCGGTGACAGATTTAAACAGGTTATTAAATTCGCTCATGAGTCTGTTTATTCGGACAGTTTTGAAGCCATCGTTGAAAACAACCTAGCACCTATCCATGACTGGGTTCCAGGATGGATTGACACAAGAACTGTTAAAAACGACTACACTAAAACGTATAAAGGTTACACTGGTATCTGGAGTACAGATAATGGTAAGCGTTTAGAGAAGCTATTATCTTCTTGCCGAAACCAATGTTGGGACTGCCACGAGTGCGAACGCACTTTCGGTTTTCAAGATATTGATTCAGCCTTGCAGATAAAGAAAGAATTTAAATAATGATGAAGAAACAAATAAACTCCGTCACCATCGTCGGTGGCGGTAGCTCAGGGTGGATGACCGCTGCAGCTATCTGTAAACAGCTACCAGAAGTTAAGTTGACTTTGATTGAATCCCCAAACATTCCAATCATCGGCGTCGGTGAATCTACAATCGGGCACATTAATGAGTTCTTAAACTTACTTGAGTTGAAGGACGAAGACTGGATGCCTCATTGCAATGGAACATATAAAACTTCGATCAAGTTTATAGACTTCAGAGAAAATCCAAAAGAAGAACCACATAAGTTCCATTACCCGTTCGGTATGTTTGATTTCACAG